ATATGTAAACTAGGTACACAAAAAATAATGCTGTCAGATCGCCCTGCAGTTTGGTGCTCAAGACACTTTGTAGTGTTTCCTACTAAAGAGTAAAAACATAATCCAGACGGCTTCTGGATTATGTTTTCAATTGGAGTACTAGAGAAATAGAATTCATCTAGAACAGATCCTCTAGTTTGATGTACGAAGCGATCATGTGCGTGAGCAAATAATGACGGTCACTACTACTGAATTTCTTAAAGTCCACTTCTGCGGACACTTGGATATACTGACCTTCCCTGTCTTTCCAGTAGTCATAACCACGCTCATCCATCGAAGCATAGATAGTATACAGCCCACGAATTTCCTCTTTTCCCCATACCTTTGCTACTGACTTCTTCATTTCTTCATAAACTTCCTCGTCCATTCGTTCGATACCAAATTAAGCCCTGATGTCGAGGAAAAATCCGAATAAATAAAGTCTGTGATATTAGTTCTAGCAAATGTTAACGCTTGTATACTCATTACGTTAAACCTCCGCCACTTATTACAAATACGGGACTTGCTCCACCAGTCACGCATAAAAGCGTGGCTAACCCATACTGTGATAACGTGCGGTTACCTGTACTAATAGTACCGGCTAATCTTAGCGTCACGTTTGTTCCTTGAGTTATCGTTTGATTAGAGGATGAATTATTGATTTTATAACGACATAATAAGAACCCGTACCTTGTTCTATTTTTAGTTTCCCACCTATAGTTGTCATAATATCTCCTACAATTCTTTAGAGTCTTTTAGAGTTTTAATACACCAGAAATCAGCGGCTAGATTTTCATCTAATAAAAATTCATAGGGAAAGTAACAGTAACCTTTATCCCCCCAAGCCTCTCCCCAACTGTTTCTAACGATCCAATGTCTCTTATTGTCATCGTAACCTACGAGCAGCACCGCATGACCACCTAACATAAGCTCTTTTTTCTTGTTGGGCATAGGAACAAAACCTGTTTTCGCCACAGCTTCAGATTCAAAGGATTCATAGATACAAAAACCAAAAACAATCGTGTTACCTGAAAACAAACAATGTTTTAAGTCATACACTATTTGATTAACACGCCCATAAAAAGCATTAGGTAGTGAATTTAATTCGGCTTTTTTATATATTGTAGTGGGTGGTTTAACAGTAAACTTTTTTATATCGTACTGCCAGTCTTTCTCAGAGCAGTAGCCATATTTTGCTACAGCTTTAAGAGAGTTAGTGATTGTCGCACCAGAGTCCTCACTTACAGTACGGTGATATACTCTTGAATTGTAATATTGAAAAAGTCTTGAGGGCATATAAGTTTGTATATGCCCTCTAATCTGCTCAAATTGCACAGAAGCTAGTACGGCATTAGCTGTACAAGAACCTAACTCACCTTGATTATATACAAGTGGACAGTATTGCCTATGGTCTACTGCCGAAGGCAATTTTATTTTATTACCTATTAAATAAAGCTTATCCCGTGGTTCAGGAACACTTTTTATCCAGCCGTACTTGTTTAATTTTTGTTTTTTGTTAAACAGTTTTTTGAAAAAATTCCTCATGACTGCCTCACTTTCAACTTAAGTTTTAGGTTTTAAATACTAAATTTGATAAGGAATTTAACTGATGAGATTTTATTAAGAGTAGGTGTAATATTTAATCTATATATAGATTAAATACTGCTTCAAGGAGCCTACCAATTAACGAATTAATAAGAGGAGAAAAACATGGCTCAATTTGTTCTTAATACCGATTCGCCGTTTCGACTTGGTACATTATCATCTGATCCGACAAGCGCGGAGAATGGGACTTTTTATTATAACGATTCTGACAATGTGATTCGTCTTTTTACGGATAGCTCTTGGGACGCATTGGCAGGAAAAAGCTATGTTGATTCCGTTTCTTTAGGTTAAAAGCTATCTAAAAATAGATGGTCCATTATTATTGGCTTCAGGAAGTGAATTAATAATTCCCTCCGATGGCGAATTAACTATTCCTGCAATATAATTTTTATTCCGTAATTAAATATTAAAATAAAATAGGAGAAAGAAATGGCTAATGAATTGAAGACAAACTCGCCGCTCAGAATAGGCTCCCTAGCCTCTGATCCGGCGAGTGCAGAACTAGGGACAATTTATTATAACACATCGGAGGGGGTATTTAAACAATATATCCTGAGTGGTTGGCAGGCTGTTTCTGCAGGTGTAACGGGCGACACCGGATACACTGGTTATACAGGTCCGCAAGGCGTACAAGGCGCACAAGGCGATCAAGGTCTGCAAGGTGACACCGGATACACCGGATACACTGGTTATACAGGTCCGCAAGGTGACCAAGGCGTACAAGGCGTACAAGGCGCACAAGGCGATCAAGGTCCTCAAGGCGACCAAGGTCTGCAAGGTGACACCGGATACACTGGCTACACTGGTTATACAGGTCCGCAAGGTGACCAAGGCGTACAAGGCGCACAAGGCGATCAAGGTCCTCAAGGCGACCAAGGTCTGCAAGGTGACACCGGATACACCGGATACACTGGTTATACAGGTCCACAAGGCGACCAAGGCGTACAAGGCGTACAAGGCGATCAAGGTCCTCAAGGCGATCAAGGTCTGCAAGGTGACACCGGATACACCGGATACACTGGTTATACAGGTCCACAAGGTGATCAAGGCGTACAAGGCGCACAAGGTGATCAAGGTCCTCAAGGCGACCAAGGTCTGCAAGGTGACACCGGATACACCGGATACACCGGATACACTGGTTATACAGGTCCGCAAGGTGACCAAGGCGTACAAGGCGCACAAGGCGATCAAGGTCCTCAAGGCGACCAAGGTCTGCAAGGTGACACCGGATACACCGGATACACTGGTTATACAGGTCCACAAGGCGACCAAGGCGTACAAGGCGTACAAGGCGATCAAGGTCCTCAAGGCGATCAAGGTCTGCAAGGTGACACCGGATACACCGGATACACTGGTTATACAGGTCCACAAGGTGATCAAGGCGTACAAGGCGCACAAGGTGATCAAGGTCCTCAAGGCGACCAAGGTCTGCAAGGTGACACCGGATACACCGGATACACCGGATACACTGGTTATACAGGTCCGCAAGGTGACCAAGGCGTACAAGGCGCACAAGGCGATCAAGGTCCCACAGGTCCATCATCATTACAAGCGGCATATAACAATTCAGCAACTATAACTACAGATTCTAGTCATGGGTCAGTTACGATTTCAGGTTCTGAATCAGTAGTTATTGATGCCACTAATGGTGTACGGGTGGTTTCTTCGATCACTACTGTCAGAGGCGTTATATCAGATCAAATTAATAGTACAAGTATCGGTGCTCAGATAAATATGCGTAAAGCGCGGGGTACGCAATCTGCACCTTCAGGCGTACAGACTAATGACAATCTTGGTGCTTTAAAAATGTGGGGTTATCACAGTGGTGGTGCTTATTCTACAGACAGTCGCGCTTCAATTACTGGTACAGCAACCGAAACGTGGACCAGTAGCGCACAAGGTACAAGACTAGCGTTTCAAACTACAGACAATACAACGATTACTCCTAAACAGCGCATAATGATTGACCAGAATGGTTGGGTAGCAATCGGAAATGTTATACCGACCGCCTTATTATCAGTAGGTTCAAGTGCAATTAAATTTCAAGTAGATGGCAACGGCAATTTAATAAAAATAAATGATGTGTCGTATAGCTTTCCTGCTGCTCAAGCCGCTAGTGCTAATGCTGTTCTAGTAAATAATGGTTCAGGGGATTTGAGCTGGTCTGTGACAGGTATAATCACATTATTAAATAGTGCAGGGACAACTGTAAATTTAGGTCAGGTAGTAAAAATTACATCTACTGATATCTTAGGTTTAGCTGTAGCTACTGATGCAACATTAGGGGATAGGCATCTAGGTATCGTTCAAGAGCTTACGATTGGTAGTGGTAGTACGGGTGTTGTAGCTGTTGGATTAGGAACAATCGTATCAGGTATGACTGGTTTAACCCCTGGTGCTTTGTACTACGTCAGCAATTCAGCAGCGGGCGATATGGTCACTACGCTTACTACGTTCTCTGAAGGAGATAAGGTATATGCTGTTGGTAGAGCACTTAGCAGTAGTGACATTTCTTTTGATCCACAATTTAAATTTGAATACTAATTACCAAATTATATTGCCCTAATTATTCGGGGAGGCAGATTGTCTGCCTCCCCTTATTTTTTTCGATATATGGAGGCAATTTGACAGAAGAAATTATTTCAAATCTTCTAAAAAAGATTGAAAATTTAGAGAAAAGACTTAAAATATTAGAAAGAGATAAAATTAAAGAAAAAAGATTGAGGCAATTAGGATATAAGAAGAAGTGAATGAATTTAATCCCCTTAAGTTAATAGAGGAATCCATCAAAGGTGGATTCGATCCTGCATTAGTTACTGATGTAGATGAGAGGCAATTACCTTGGGCAAAAAATGCCTACGAGTGGGTAACGGGTTCTGAATTTCTAAATATTAAATCCATTTTCCCCCTACAGTTACAAGTCATATTGAAATTATTTGGCGATGTCTGTTTTTATTGCTCAAATGAAGATTTCTGCAATAAAGAATGGAATGTAAACTTAGAAGTTGGAAATATTTTAAGTGAAATTCAGCTACTTGAAGATGGTTTATGTCCTAAGTGTCATAAATCTAGGTTAGATCAGTATCATGATAAATTATTTTTTTTCCCTGATGAAGTAGATCTTTTATGGGGAATGCGTAGCGGAAAGTCAGCAGTAGCGGGTGGGATGATCGCAACATATGTTTTACACCGTATGTTACGGTTACCTAACCCCGCTGCTTATTTTGGTGCATTGCAAGGACAAGAGCTTTATATGCGATTTGTCGCTATGACACTGAGGCAGGCAAAGCAAACTAACTGGATGCATTTTACTCGCGGTGTTCAGAACTCAGACTGGTTTAGTCAGTATCATGATTTTATGAACTACCATAGTCGTAAGAAAGGAGTTGAATTAGTTCGCTGGTTAAATGAAGGGTTTGCCTATGTACACAAGGGCATCATTGGTTACGTTGTAGGATCAGCAAATGATGTTGAGCGTGGTAGAACAGCATTATTTACCAGCATAGACGAGATTGGTTTGTTTGAAGGCGATATGGAATCTCGCCAGCATAACCCACATGAAACTTATACGACTTATGAAAAAGCATCTGCGACGATTAGGTCTGCCGCTAGAAAAAAATTCTTAGCGGGTGACTTTAATGCACCGACAGCCTGGATGACTGTACAATCATCTACTAAATCCAAAACCGACTATATCATGCGTCTTATAAAATTAGGACGTACAGACCAGACGAAAGTTACTTCCCATAAAGCATCTTGGGAAGTGAATCCTAATTTAGATGTAGAATTCTTAGAGAATGAACGTAAAAAAGATCCCCAGACTTTTAACCGTGACTACGGTAGCGAACCGCCATTTGCTAAAGATCCATTTATAGATAGTTTTGAACTAGTTAATAATTCAGCCATGCTGGAAATACCCAATTGGAGTGCAATTACAAAAGAGGCAGGGAAACTTGGTGATTATTTAAGCTGTGTGAATATGGGCGTCTCTAGAAACATACCTTATTGCTTATCTATAGATATGGGACGTAGTGATTGTGGTTACGCTTTAAGTCTTTTGAAATTAAAAGAAGATGATTTCTCAGTTGTACAGGTAGCTGGTTTATGGGCTATTTATACTCAAAAACCCCGCCTAGTAGACTTCGATGGTATGTTTAATGATTTTGTCCTGCCCTTATGTGAAAAACTTAATATAAAACTCGTGATATATGACCAATGGCAAAGTATGGGACATATAGACACGCTAAAGAAAAAAGGTGTCAATGCACTGCAATATTCGATGGCTTATAAAGACTTTATGCAGTTTAGGAGCAATCTATATCAGGGCAAATTAGAAAATATTACGCCGGAGATATCTTTTGAAAAAGTAGAGTCATCACCTAGACCGGTTGAGGAAATATTATATGAAAATCCTTGCCTGCATTTACTTTGGCAATGCCTCTCAGTGAGAGAGGTAGGCAATAAAATAACTAAAGGTGATGGACACGACGATATCTTTAGAGCTGTTTCGCTCGGTTGTACTTTTCTTTGGGATCCAAAAATAAAATCTGAATTTGAGTATAAAGGCGGTATTGCGCTTTCTAATAAAGTTAAGCAGCAAGGCGGTGGGTTAGTTATGGCAGGCGGTTCTAGGAGTACTCGTTCCATGTACCAAACTAATATAAATAGAAACCCCGCCGTGGTCAGTCCTACAGGACGAGTTTTGGGATCGTTTATAGGCAGAACGAACAAAAATTAATAACATATTAAAAACCCCCATACCCCTACAGGAAATTGACTTTAGTGTCAAACTACACTGTGATTCTAAATTTAATTGCCTCGTCTAATGTGCTAAAAATTAGACTGGGCATTTTTCCTATTTTTTTGTTTTTGAATTGTGTTTGCCAGCGACCATCTTTTAATTTTAAAATATGTTGTCTACATACTCTAAAATTTCCAAAGAAAAAAATTCTAAACCATATTTTAAAAACGCCATGTATAATGGTTTAGATTGATATCTTTTGTGATTCCGGCAGATAATATGAACAAAGGCGTCATCATTCCAACGCAGCAAACCAGCACTTCGGACGAGAACCTTCACCGTCAGGACAAGAGTGATTAAATGCTTCGGTTTGTGCCTCTAGAGATTCATGATCTAAATTCTTACCTGGAATTAAATCGTAGTCCCATTTAGACGCACCACACAATGCAGCCGCCACAAATGTATCTAATCGACACTGTGCTGCTGGGTGCTCATTGTCAGTAACATTTACAACAGAAGTGTCTGGTGTGTCGAAACTGACCTTTTCATGTTTAAGGACAGCTAAAAGATTAGCCAAAGATTTTCCAGCAGCCAATGATCTCGCACAGATGTCACGACTTTTTGCCGTTTTAAAATTAAGATCACATTTTTTCTTAAGAAGATCAGGTACTACATCGTCTGCTATTAGAGAGAGCTGGGTGTTGTCTGTAAATATTTTTTGAGCACAGGCACCTGTAGCGTGCATGTCGGATTGACCTTCGTTAGCTGCCCAGTCGGTGACAAAGGGGAATCCACTGAGGTGATGCCCAAGCTCGTGGCAAAGAACCAATGCGAAACCGTCTTGCGTCACTTCAGGTCTACGCGCCAACCCACCGAACATGTGTACTTCCCACTCCGTGGGTGAGTTCTGTTGTGCATATGCATTTACTGTATTGTCACGCCAATGTTTTTCAACTTTTAATGACACACCAAATTTTTTAAAAATAGGTTGATATACTTTTTCTGTATCTGAAATAACTTTATTGAATTGTTCTTGGGTTAAACCGGCATCGGCGTTTAGACTAATCTCCTGATCTAAATTGTTTTCAGGCATAAAATTTGTACCGTGAAGGCTATTGAAAAATAAAGTAATCGCAACCAAAGTTTTCATAGTAAACTCCGTAATTTAGAATATTTTATCCATGCCAAATAATCTATGTTGACCAGTCAGCCAATGAGATTAAATTTAACGAGATTAATTTGGAGGTGATTTATGAAGTCGTTAGACGTTTTCTTGGTAGTGAAGGATTATCCAGATATTTTTACTGAAGTTGAGCGTGTTTTTTCTAGCTTAGAGAGTGCGGTAGATTACATAAACGATTCTTATCCATACTTTGTATATTATTCAGACAAAGATTTTTATGCTATGCCTGATTTATCGGACGAAGATTTAGAGACTGAAGAAAGATATTATATATTAGAACGTCCACTTTACGATTAAGGAAGATTAATGTTAGGATTAACTGTTTTTAACACATTAGCATTGTTAGTCATCGGATGTTGGGTAGTGCTACACATTAAAAAAAGCTTAACTACTTGGGATATATTTACTGAAATAGAAGCCCAGCTTTCTCAATTAAAAGAAAAAATAGCTTTGCTTGAGCCTGTGGATAAGGTTAAAAAGAAAAAGTCTAAAAAGTTTGTAAACTAAGACATATATATATATATAGGTAGGTCTATGTTATCCTTTGATAATTTAGGTAATCTCGGTCGTCTTGGTAATCAAATGTTTCAGTACGCAGCTCTAAAAGGCATTGCACGCAACCGCAAATTTGATTTTTGTATTCCCGCAAAACAATATATTGAAGATAACATCCAAAATGTTTTCAAATTTAAATGCAATAAACTCATAACAAATAACTTTAGCACAGCAGAGCCACATTTTCATTTTTCTGAAAAACTATTTAATACTTGTGAAAATGACGTAAATTTATTTGGTTATTTTCAATCGGAAAAGTATTTTGCGAATATAAAAGAGGAAATAAGATCGGATTTTTCATTCGATTCGGACACTAGTAATTTCTGTAAAAGATATTTGAAAACGATCCATGATGGATCTGAGTTCATCAGCCTTCATATAAGGCATGGCGACTATCAAAAAATACCTCATATACATCCGATGTTAGATGTCGATTATTATGAAAAGGCTTTATCTTTTTATGATAAAACTTTACCCGTATTAGTTTTTTCAGATGATAGAGACTGGTGTAAATCGGTATTTAAAGGCGATAGGTTTTTTATTCAAAAAGGAGATACTAAGACTGACTTATGTCTTATGTCTTTATGTAACCATCATATTATAGCTAACAGCACTTATAGTTGGTGGGGAGCATGGCTTTCTAAAAGTACGCAAGTAATTGCACCTAAGACTTGGTTCTCACCTAGCATTACTCACGATACGTCCGATTTATACTGTCCTAGTTGGAATCTCATCTAAGATTAAATTATATTACACGCCTTATTCTTTTAATACACATTATAACTAGAGCGATTTCGGAGGGCATTATGCGTAAGTATTTGCTGTCAGCATTTGTGTTTTTATTTTCGTGTGGTCAAGAGAATAAAAAAAGTCCAGAGGTACAACCATCAGAACAGCCCGTGAAGGTTGGCGATCAGAGTATCTATGTTATGGACCCTACTCAATCAGACAAATTTTTAAATAAAAGTGAGTTTAATGTTTTAGTCACAGAACAAGATGATGAAGGTACTACTTTTAAAGTCGATGGGTTTGCGGAGACAAAATTTAATAAAATAAAATTTGGAGTAGTAAAAAAAGTACCAAATGAAATTTTAACTATGGAATTTTTAGAAAAAATACGAGAAGAAAAAAACTATCAAAGCACTATCTTTAGCTTAGAATATCTTGGCGTGGAAGGAGAATGTGACGTACTGAAAATATCAAATATTCAAGATTTAAATTTCATAACTGTAAGAGCCACACTCTGCACTACCACAAAAAATGTACCAAAAGCACAAGCAGATTTTAAAATTCTTGGTGTCGGTGTTACCGCTACCTACCTTCTAAAGAATTAAGGTCTTTACAAGCAGGGCTACTGTTATAAATAGTAGCTTCCTGCATCTCTTTTATAATTTTTTTCTTAGCGCGAAATTTCTTTTGTGCTCGATCACATTTAGCCCTGTACCGTACATTATAACATTCGTGATTTTGACTGGGTGAGCAATTTTTCTGAATTAGCATTTTGGGCTTATACAAGCTGCCGCAAAAATCACAATTCCGCATCGAAATATCCGCCATTTCCGCTACCCCATCTTAGTTTTTAAGTTAGTCCTCAAGCCTACCTCAAAAAAATAGACTTGCAACAGAAAAATTTAGATTTGAAAATCAATAACTTATGTTTTTAACTAAAGTTTTTTCTTAAAAGAACCGATAAGTACAAAAAGGAGAAGTTATGACTTCCAAAAAATATGAAATTTGTAGGCGTGTTGCTAAAAACATAAAAAAATGTAGACAAGCAAAAAATTGGTCACAGGAAGATCTAGCGAAAAGATTAAAGGTATCGCTGCGATACGTTGCGATACTGGAGCAAAATGCCCGTAATCTAAGCCTTGCATCTTTGATGCGTATCGCTGAATCTCTGCAGGTCGATATCGAAGACCTAGTATGCAGAAAGTCCGCTTCGCTAAAATTAGCGATTAATATTTTAAGAAGTAATTTAGATGAAGAAAATAATCTTGATAATGAAAAACCTGACTAAAAAGGTGCCAGCAAAGCACCCCCAAGTAATATCTCATGATTTAAAATATTGGTTATGTAGGCAAGAGGTAAAAACTAGGTTTTAATTGTTTTAAATTGGCGAGCCTTCCTTTGAAAGGTCTTTATCCAGTCCGCAAAACTGGCGGGTCTGTACCCCAGCAATGTCTCAGAATGCCTGTAGCTGTCATAAGCCTCATGAGCCTGAGCGTTCGACAGAAAACGGTTCTGCTGCTGCTGTTTGGTAACTTTGCTCATTTACTACCTCCTTAGCCTAATCTTTAAATTCAAGCGTAATCATCATCTCGCTCGTACTCTGGTTCGTCGTAGTTAGAAATGCTTTCAACCTGAATTTCATCGAACAAATAATTTTCGATATACCATTTGACGTAGGGATCTTTCGCATCGCAGGTAATCTCCTCGACTTCGGCATAGTCGTTACCTGCATCAAACCCTCTTGATCCCCAATATTCATAAGCACCAATTCCATCGTTTCTCTTTAACCATTTTGAGATAGAGATTTCGACCTCGTAATCCTCCACCTCGACGATTACCGTAGATTCAGGCGCGGTGAAGTACAAAGAGGTAGGTAAAGGTATTTTTTTAAAATTTGTAGCTAGTAGCCAATCAGACAAATATTTGTCGTCGTGCATAAGCCTACGCTGCTCATCCGTTAGATTTTTGCCGCCCATGTCGTTAAAGCATTTTAAAACCCAAGAAATAGCTATGCTGCGTAAATTATCCATATTTAACCCCCGCATGTAATATAACTACTTATCGGAGCATTTTATAAAAACTTTAAATAAATATTGGTTCCACTCGCATATTTTAGGCTCTTTTCTCCGCGAAAACGCGACGAACATATCCAGTGAGAGCTTCGATTTCAACGTCATTACAGATCGAAAATATGACTTCTTTACAGCCATCGAGCACACGGTCTTCTGCTACCAGATTTTTTTCAGAATGATTTTGTGAATGGCGTTGTAGATAAGTAATTAATTTTATCAATCTGCGCGTAGTTATTGGAAAACTCATTTCACCCTCACCACGACTGAATGCCTGACGAGTAACATCAGCTAAGTCTACAAATTTATTGAAATAAGCTCTGTGTTCTTTTTCAATTTTGAAATGGGCACACAGATAGTCTACTTCATCGTTTTTTGCCATCCAATCGACTTTATAGATCGAAAAACGGTCCAGTGTAGCGAAATTCATAGGACGAGTGTTCGGGAACATCCGACGATATTTTTGCATATTACCGATACTATTGGCTGTCGCTACGATCCTGAAGTTTGGATGTGCAACGACAACTTCGCCAGCTTTTTCAGCTAAAATCAATTTACGTTGTGGCGATGCCGCAGTAATAGGCTGAGTAACTTTATTCAGTAATCCAAGGACGCCAGCCTCGGCATAGTCAAATTCATCAATTATAAACCAATACCCTTGCCGCATAGCTGTGGTAAGAGGACCGTCTACCCAAACAGTTTGACCTTCAATTAATTTCCATGCACCGATCAAATCATTGACCGTCATACCCTCATAACAAGACACACCGAGCAGCGGAATTTCCGTTAGGGCAGCTAGTTGTTCTAATAAGCTAGTTTTACCAGTGCCGGGAAGTCCAGCTATAAGCAAAGCGTCGTTAGCCATTAGGTCTGCTACGACATTTTGTGCGTGCTCACGATAAATGTAATTAGGATCACGCTGTGGGACGAGTTTCAGATCCTCGGCATTTTTTACAGCGACACTAAACATTTTTTTTAATTGATCTGCTAATTGATCTGCAATAGTAAGCGGCTTAGTCTGAACTTTTACGCTTTTGCCGTCGCTGCTATGCATTGCGGCAGTAGTACTAGTAGGCATGGCTGACTTGTGACGACGAGTAGTATTAAACTGTTTGCGTAGGTTTGATACAGTTGGAATGCTGACACTGTATTTTTTAGCAATTGTTGCTAAAGATCCTACTGCATTAGCAATTTCTTCGCGGGTTTCACTGCTCAATCGTCTTGCCATACTCTTACTCCTTTGTTATGCGCCTTTTTGTGTGCGCTTATAACACTCTTATCGGGCTAATAAAAAAAAACTTTAATTTTTATTTTTTGTTTTTAACAAAAGTTCAATAAAATTAAAATGTTATAAAAAATAATATTTTTAAAGTTAAAGTTTTTAACTTTTAAGCCGATAAGATACATATAACAAGCGGAGATATACCATGTTAGAAACCAGCATGAAAAAACTAGCCAGACTTATATCAGGTCAATACAAGATTCAACTCTATTTTGAGGGAAAACAGCCTTGTACTGATGGTAATGCTATCTATCTCCCTGCCCTGCCTGATAAAATCGAGGTCGAATTCCGTAAAGAAATTGAAGGCTTCCTTGACCATGAAGTAGCCCACTGTTTATTCACAGACTTTGGGGTGTCTAAATTTGATAATGATTTACATAGGTTTATGACCAATGCTTGTGAAGACACCCGCATTGAACGACTCATGATCGATAAATATCCAGGTTGCCGCTATAATCTTGATTTTATTAACGAAAAATGGGGCAAAATTAACGAGGAACGCTGGTCTGAACTACCTGCCATTTTTAGAATAGCTGATAATGTACGCAGGGTTATGGACGGCAGAAAACTTAGACTAGATGCGGACACAAAAGCCTTATTTTCAAAAAAAGTTGTGTCACTAGCCCAAACTTTGAACGCAGCAACAACAACTGCCCAAATACACAATATCACTAAAAAAATAACCCAATTAATTCTTAACCCTCCTGCAGACGAAGAAAAAAGCGAATGTGAAAACACCGAAGATAGCGAGGGCGACGAGAAAGGCAAAGGTAGCGATGAAGGCAACGAGGGTAGTGCCGAGGGCAGCGATAGTAGTGAGGGCGACGAGGAGGGCAACGAGGGTAGCGAGGGCAACGAGGGTAGCAACGAGGGCAACGAGGACACCGAAAGTAGAAAAAATAGCAAAGGAAGTAAAGCAGGTCAAAAAACAGGTCAAAAAACAGGAAAAAAACAAGGTAAAGGTAAAAGACCTAAAATTGAGCAGACTGTTAGTGCTGATGATATTTTACAAAATACAGATTCAGATGTTCCAGTAGATATACACAGTTATATCGAATCCCAAGTTCAAAATATACGTCAAGAAAATCAAGATTATATACCAGCAAAATCATCGGCAGATAAAATTGTCGATTTATCTCAAGTAACTAGCTCGTCCTATAAAAGTTTATTATCACCACTTCGCGCACTAATTGATAAAACTACAATTGAATTGGACGAGGTTTTAACTGCCGAATCTGATACTGGATGGCGTACCGAGCAAGATGTCGGAGCAATAAATAATAAGGCACTTGTAAAGGTACTTACCTCACCTGGATATGATCGACCTTTTAAAATGCAAAAACGTGAAGAAAATAGGGACATTAGTGTAACTCTAGTGATTGACCAAAGTGGTTCAATGCATGATGACGACAAAATAAAAACAGCTCAAAAAACAGCAATAATTTTAGCAGAAGCACTTCAATCTCTTGATATTAAAGTTGAAATTGGTGGATTTACTACCACAGGTGAATATAACGTCAGAGGGTCAACACGCCAACAAGGTATTGAATTAACTATTTTCAAAAGTTTTAATTCTGAAAATCTTCAATCTTTGTCGTTAATTAAATCGTCTAATACAAATATTGACGGTGAAAGCATCCGGTATTTTGCCGAGAGACTACATGAACAACCTAATAAAAGAAAAATCATGTTTGTCCTATCCGATGGTCAACCCTTTTGCCCTACATGCAAAACCGCAATTTTAGAAAAAGATCTAAAAAATGCAGTCTCTGATATTGAAAATGTCGGCATTGAAATAGTCGGAATAGGCATACAAACAGACGCAGTACAAGATTTTTACCCAAAAAATATTGTTGTAGAAAAAGCAGACGATTTACCGAAAATTCTGATGAATAAACTCAAAAATATGCTCGCGGCATAAAAAATAAAATTAAAGTTTTATAAATTATTACCGATATGTCTTTATCGAGTGTAGGAGTAATTATGTTAGAAAATAGCATGAAAAAACTGGCAAGGCTGATTAGCGGTCAGTACAAAATAGAAGTATATTTTCAAGGTAAACAACCTTACACAAATGGTAAGGCGATTTATCTCCCAGCATTACCAAATAAAATTGATGTAGAATTCCGTAAAGAAATTGAAGGATTTTTAGATCACGAAGTAGCCCACTGTTTATTTACAGACTTTGGGGTATCTAAATTCGATAATGATTTACATAGGTTTATGACAAACGCCTGTGAAGATTCACGTATCGAAAAACTGATGATCGATAAATATCCAGGATGTCGTTACAACCTAGATTTTATTAACGATAAATGGGGTAAAATTAACGAGCAACGGTGGTCTGAATTACCTGCTATTTTTCGCGTCTGCGATAATGTGCGTAGGATTATGGAAGGCAAATCACTGCGATTAGATAGCGATACTAAAGCGTTGTTTACTCCCGATGTAATCGATCTAGCCCTTAATTTGCGTAACGTAGAAAATACATCTGAAGTACACAAAATTACTAAAGAAATAACGCGCTTGATTATAAATCGTAAAAAAGAGCAAGAATTACAACAAGCCCAAGACGAGCAAGAGGTTCTAGACAAACAAGATGCTCAAGGCGAGCAAGGCGACCAAGGCGAACAGGGCGACCAAGGCGAGCAGGACACTGGCGAACAGGGCGAGCAGGACACTGGCGACCAAGGCGAACAGGACGCACAGGACGCTCAAGGCGAACATGGCGACCAAGGCGAACAGGACGAACAGGACACTGGTGGTGACCAAGGCGAACAGGACGCTCAAGGCGAGGGCGACACTGACGACGAGGACGAGGACGAAATGCACGCTTTAAGCGAACAGGCTATAAGCGAAAAGGAAGCACTAGGCGAACAGGACGCACAGGACGCTCAAGGCGAACAGGACTATAACGTAAATATTTCACTAAAAGATATTATAAATGCGGTTGAGGATATACTAGACGATACACAATCTGATGTGCCAATCGACATACACAGCTATATTGAAGAACATTTAAAATCGATATGTGAGAACGAACAAAACGAATATGTAGCAGCAAAGTTAGCTGCAGATATAACTGTGGACCTATCCAGAAATTTCGATAAAGAGTACCTAAAGGCTGTAGCCCCTTTGAGGGGACTAATAGATAAGACAGCTATTGAGCTAGATGAAATACTGACTGCCGAATCGGATTCTGGTTGGCTCGTAGAACAAGATGTTGGAGCGATAAATAATAAGGCTCTTGTAAAAGTACTTACCTCACCTGGATATGATCGCCCTTTTAAAACACGCAAACATGAAGAAAATAGATCAATAAGCGTCAGTTTAGTAATCGATCAAAGTGGTTCAATGAGAGGCAATAAAATTGAAACAGCAAGAAAAGCAGCAATTATATTAGGTGAATCTCTTAAAGCATTAGACATCAATTTTGAAATTGGCGGTTTTACAACTACTGGTGAACGCATTAAAACCGGAGCGACAAGAAATCAACCACTAGCATTGACGGTATATAAAAGCTTTGATTCAGAAAATATCCAATCTTTGATGGATATTTCCGCCAGCCATGAAAATGTTGATGGTGAGAGTATCAGATTTTTTGCCGATAGACTTTATCAGCAACAAAATAAACGAAAAATCATGTTTGTCCTGTCTGATGGCGAGCCGTGGTGCAACGGGGTAGACCACACTTTACTGGAAAAAGATCTTAAGGATGCAGTACGCGATATAGAATTGGCAGAAATCGAAGTAGTTGGGATAGGCATTGAAACAAATGTTGTTGAGAAGTTTTATCCTAAAAATATAGTTGTCGATAATGTCGAGCAATTGCCTAAAGTTCTCATGAACAAACTTAAAAATATGTTGGGAGCATAGAAGCTAAAAAGAAGTTAGGAGATAAAAAATGGACTTTATTATAAATGGACTGGAAGTTTATGTCGAAGGTGAAGTAACTCCTTATGTCGAAGTGACTAGACACACGCTACATAACCCAAATTGTCGAAAAGGTGTTGTCACTGATCTAAATGTTTATTTGATTGATAAGACTAAAGAAAAATTAGATATAACGGCTTTTCTACCTGAGAGCATCATGTGCCTAATCGAAAAAGAGTTTCTGTCTGATTGGGAAAAGTACCAGGAAGGCGCTTATGATTCTTATATTGATGACTTGTGCGACAGAATGCAAGAAGACAGATACAGATAAAATCCAAATACAGAATAAAAAATAAAAATTTATTTCTAAAGTTTTTTAGAAAAATACCGATAAGTATTTATAACTAAGGGAGGTGATTTATGGGCGCTTTAAAAGAATGGGCTTTAGGAAAAACTTTGGAACTAATGGGACGTGATGGCGTCGATTGCGACGATGAAAAATTATATTCAATATATTGGAATCATGTGTGTTCACATCAAGAAAATCCAGATGCCGAACCTGTGTTACACACACCTAAAGATATGAACCTTAAGGAAGTGCTTAGACTATACTATTATCACGAAAAAAACGTCCAAATTTCCTCGGAATGGGATGCCGGATGGGTGGTAAAAATAGGCGATAGCCATAACGGTTTCACCAGCCAAAGAAATTTCGACGACTTAGACCTAGCAGCAGAATGGCTAAAAATTAAACTAGACGAAAAACTTTCTAAAAAAAATTAAAACATCAGACGCAGTAGCAGCATTAAGTGCTATAACCAATGGCAATATCATCAACTACGATAGTTGCTTCATCTCCTTCAGCATATTTCTTGTTCACGATAATGATCTTCTTACCACCATGTTTAATATAGAAATGCGGCACAGGGGAAAAAGAAAATTCTATATCTTTTTTAGCGAAAATACCCTCAATTGGTTTCCGTAAATCCACAAGATTTTTTCCCTTAGCCAATTCCGCAATTTTCTCTAAAATTGGATGTGCTGCCGCAATGTTATATTTAGCCTGTATTTTGTTAAAAAAGACATCGTATCTCCTTAGTATTTACGTTGGCGGGAACCTAAATTCTAAAGGGTCCTCGCCTGCGGCGAGCCATTCAGCAAAATACTTTACCATCCTAGCGTTTTCAGAATGGTAATTTTTGTCTTCTTGTCGGTCATAAAGTGATTTAAGTCGCTTAGGGGCATACTCAATAAAAAGCTGATATCGTTTGTCGAGATTGGCTAGGTCTTTATCAATCCAGGGGATGCCTGTAACTGTCCAACTAACATTCTTGAAGTGTCGTATTTTAAAATTTGCTTTACCTATTTTTTTAGACGACTTAATTCCCCAAACAAACAAACTGTTTGAGTGCGACAACCGTTCCCGCACTTCAGGTTTTTTATCGCCGTAGAAATAATAAAAACCATCATCCTCAACTGTAACCACGGTGATAACAACGGTATCCTCTGCGCCCTTTTTGTGTGGGTTAGGTCCTTGGACTATTTCAAAGACATCGCCTACGGCGACTTTGAGTAAATCCCTAGCCGTTAATTTGTATTTAGCTTGGATTTTTTTTAGAAAGGACATACTACCTCTATTCTAGAGAAGATTTGCAATTTAATCTTTGCAAGCAATTTACAATTTCAGCTTGCTCTCGCGGCACTACCGTTAGTATCCGAAATATTTTGTAACCGAATACTCTTTACCTCGTGCTTTAAATACCCAAGAGCCTTTTTTTCGTTGCTCTAATTTAGATTCATAGTTTGTTGGAACACTAAAGAATTTTCTTAGGCATTGTTCTAGACCATCTTCTTTACATTTTATTTCTCTACTACTTCCCAGTTGTGTAACATCATATACTTTAAATGTTTCTTCGTTTTGTGCCACCACAACAGTATAATGCGAATTGATTATAAGGAGTTACCGAATGAAATTCACTCAAAAGATGTATAAAAATTAAGTAAAAATATAACATTTATATATTTTACAGTATACTACTAATAAAAGATATGAACCTTAAGGCATACCCTCTTGAACTTCTGTTTTGTTCTACCAATTGTTTTCAAAACGATCCCATTGATCGTCTAACCATTCCTCCGCTTTTGCTGTGCTTGGAATGGGTCAACTCCAGTTTTTAGGAATCCATTAATTCTACCTTCAGCCAAGTCGCAGTATTCTTGAGAGATGTCTATTCCAATAAAGTTTCTTCCGACCTTTTTTGCAGCTAAAGCAGTCGTGCCAGAACCCATAAAAGGGTCTAGGACTATTTTACCATTTGCAGAGCTTATAATTCTGTCAACCAATGAAACGGGGAAAGGTGCAGGATGAGCATTATTCATTTCCTGCGGAAAACTCCAAATGTCGCCAAATGCATTAGCCTTAGGTGACAATTTAAATTGTGGCTTGGTTATCATATAAATTACTTCGTAAGTTGGCAAAAAATATCCAAGATTAAAATTTATACCACCCGCTCGTTGCCAGATTATAATTTGCCTTACAGGAAAGCCCGATACAATATCTTGTCTGTTTTGAATCAATCCCGCTTGAACCCGCCATTTATGGTTATAGAAAAATGCACCATCTGGCTTTAATACTCTCAATACCTCAGTAAGCACCTCCCGCTGCCATTTTGCATATTCATCGTGTGGCATATTGTCGTCATAATTTGCATATCCCTTTAAAAGGGCGGCAGTTGACCACTTCCCACCACGACCATCCTTCATTCCGTTGCCGGTAGAGTTTTTTAAGTTGTAGGGAGGTGAAGTAATTGCTAACTCAATACTCTCATCAGGAATTTTCTTAAGAACCTCAGTTGAGGTGCCACAAATAAATTTATTTAAAAAGTCAGATGGGAAATTAAGAGTTTTTGTTTCTTTAGACATATACTTTAAATGTTTCTTCGTTTTGTGCCACCACAACAGTATAATGCGAATTGATCTTTTGAGTGAATTTCATTCGGTAACTCCTTATAATCTGCGATTCCCAATCCTCTGTATGTAATAAAATCTATCTTATATTTTTTTGTGTATAAAAATTAAGTAAAAATATAACATTTATATATTTTACAGTATAAAATTTTCTACTAATAGGACTAATGGGTTGATTATGTGCTGTGCTTATTCTACCATATTTAAAATTCTTAACTTTGGGGTTTATTTATGGCAAGAGCACCGTACACTAGTGAAGCTGGTTATGAAGTAATTGCAGGTCAAGATGTAACGGACAGGCGATATAATACTACACGTTATATGCTGCTTTATAACCGTGGTTTGAAGGTTAATAAATCGGTTATATTAACAGCATCTGGCAAGCGTAGAGCAGACTGGAAGCTATTTGCCGAGGGTAAATTAGCTAATATGACCGAACTATTTGATAAAATTGAAAACGGTACGGCAGCTAGTTAGGGTTGACTGATTGTCGAATATTTTCTAACCTACCCTGTTAACTGATCGGGTAGGTTTTTTCTTATAGCGGAGCGGACGTTGAAAAAGTGGACGCATTGGTTTCCAGCCGATAAATTTCGTCAGTACCAAGAAGAATACCTGTGCAAGATTGTTGAAGCACACAAGCGTACCGATGTTGTATTTCTGCGTGGTCCTTGTGGTAGCGGTAAATCTTTAATAGCTTTAACGCTGGCTAAATACTATAAGACCTCTTATATAGCTACTGTAGAAAAAATACTTCAAGACCAGTATTATAATGATTATGCATCTTATTTAGTTTTACTAAAAGGTAAAAGTAATTATAGTTGTGGAAAAGTATTTAAAGACGATTATGCGCGATTACTCCATTATTCGTGTGCAAACGCTCCATGCGGGCTAAATTTACCCTCCTTAAAGAACGTATCTAAGGAGTGTGAGGACGACAAAATTTGTCCCTACATAGATGCCAGAAATATTGGGTTAAAAGAATCGCCGATAACACTGCTTAACTTCCATAACCTCGTTTTATTTGCGACACAAAATATACCTAAAAGACAATTATTGGTACTCGACGAATGCCATAATTTAGAGCGTGTATTGTATAGCTTTGCTGAAATTCATTTTACAGCTAAGGCGTTTGCTTCCGTAAGGCGTATTTGTAATGAAGACGAGGAATATCAGTTAGAGCATGGGTTTGTGAATATAGAGGCTGTAGTTGATTTCTGTTTAAATCTTATGCCGCGAATGCGTGCCGTGTTAGATAGAGAACCTATCAACACTAAAGAGGAAGAAGACTTTATAAAGTTAGAGGCGCAGTATGAAAAAATGCAGGACTTCACCTCTAAATATGAAAACGGAGTACGCTTTGTAGTCAAGCCACAAGCATCTGGCTGTATTGTGTCACCACTGTTTGTAGATCATATAGCTCCGTTAGCTTTGAGCTTGGGGAATAAAATATTACTCATGTCAGCAACAATTGCTGACGCTAAAAATATGGCAAAAAATCTTGGCATAAAAGAATTTGAATTTCTTGACATACCAAGTACTTTCCCACCAGAAAACCGTCCTGTAGTCGCACTGAACGTGGGTAGTATGTCGTACACTAAAATAGACGACACTATGCCTACAATGGTTAAGTATATTAAAGCCATACTAAAAAAATACCCTAAGTCTAAAGGTGTAATACAAACTTATAGTTATAAAATAACTGAACGACTGCAGGAATTGATTTTAAGTCCAAGATTACTTTTTCAAAATAGAGATACAGACAAGCAAAGGCTACTTGAGGAGCATTGTGAGAGCGATGAGCCGACAGTATTAGTTGGACCTGGTTTTAAAGAGGGTGTCGATTTATTTGAAGACCGATGCCGATTTATGATTATTATTAAGATGCCCTTTGCAGACATCAAAGATCCTATCATAGCGGAACGCATGAAGCTGGATCGTAAGTGGTATCAGCTTCTAGCTGTTACAGATATTATTCAAATGCTAGGACGTGGTGTTAGGTCAAAAACAGACAAATGTGATGTCTTTATTTTAGATAGTTCATTTGAATTTTTATATAAAGATAACCTAGATAATTTCCCTAAAGACATAAGACAAAGCGTGGTGTTTGCATAATTGGATCTTGCCAAGATACTACTTTGAGTTTAGGATTTAAGCTAAATGCACTAGAAAAACGATGAGCAAATGACTATAAGATTTCACGTACCAGCACGGAGATTGGTAGTAATACCAAAAGACCATGTTGAGGCAGCAAAAGACTTTGCTCGCCTACGGGTACGAGATACTTATAGTGATTCTCTGCAATCAGATCCCTTAAAGATAGAACGTGATATTCTTGTAGGTGCCTTAGCTGAATTAGCTGTGCATCATTTTTTACCTGGCTGTCCGTATCCAGATTTTAATTACTATGCAGGCGAGAAAAAATCCTGGCAGGCGGATTTTATTTATCGTGGTGATTATTTAGGATGCAAAGGACAGTGGGAATCTGTAGCAAGATCCCACGGCATGAGCTGGATGTTTCAATGGGATAGCCTGACAGGTCGAAAAGATAAAATACTTCAAAATCCCGTTGGTCTACACGCTTTCTGTTTAGTCAAAGACAGTGATCCTAGTCGCGTTGCAATACAAGCAATTGTAAAATCTAAAGATGTACTACATAGCGACAGTCCATTTTTAGAACTACCTAATGCAACGTATCTACAAAAGTATAAAAGGTGTATCTACTTCAATACCCTAAAAAAAGGCATTGAAGAAGGTGCTATTGAAGACATTGCCGACCAATTAGCTACTTAGCTACAGCGCCTTTTATTGTAGGGTAGGGGTTATACTCACTTAATGATAAGTGGCTATAATTTATAGATAAAATATCTTTGGGAGTATGTTCTAAAATCTCTAATTCAGGCAGGCTTCGAGGGCTTCTTTGTAGTTGTTCTTTAACCTGATCTAGGTGATTAACATAAATGTGCGCGTCATGCATGGTATGAACAAACGTGCCTACTTTTAAATCAGTCACGTAAGCTACTAGGTGTGTTAAAAGTGCATAGCTAGCAATGTTAAACGGAACAATACCGGTCCTATTAGTTTGACGAGTACCTTCATCTAAAACTTTTTTTAAAATATCTAAATATTTTTTCACTTAGCTTTCTCGTATTTAAAATAGTCGGATTCTCTACCTTTAAATTTAAATTTATTTAAGGTAAGTTTATGTGCTGTAAGTAAAAAACCTCCAGGTTTAAGTATTCTATATATATCGTCGATGCTTATTTCACCTTCTTCCAGTATACAACCGTCTATAGAATTTTCTAAGAAAGGTGTCTTTTTACCTATTTTCCAATGTTCTGGTTTGAACTTAACATACTTACCAACATTTACATGGTAAGGTTCTTTATTAACTACATAACCATCACTGCGAATACCTTCGGTTCCAAATTCCAGTGTCACTGTTTTTTGCCCATCTTTGGGATGTAAAACGTAACTTTCTAGTTCCTTGGCAAAATACTTATTCTCTAATTTTTGTTGCCATTCAAATACGTCATCCCATCTGCCTAAATCCCTATAACATAAAATCATTTTGTTTATTGGTATTTCTCCCCAATAAGCAAGATGCATTACTCTGGGTGATCCAGGCGGATCATATAGACACCTTTTATACCAGTCGATTGCTATCTCTAAATTGCCACAAATATATTCCACTTCACCAAAGATGTAATAATATTCACTACGCCTGCGAGTACCGTCTAAACGATAAATAGGTTCTGCCGTCTTCATAGCCATATCTAAATTACGCTCACGCAAATAAATATTAGCTAACCTAAAACGAGCACCTATTTCATCATCCCAATACCGCCCTACGTTGAGATCTAAATAATGTGTTAAAATCTCTTTTGCTTGTGGTTCACCATAATCAGCCAACTCTTTACCGTAGTAATAAGCAATACGAGGCTCGGTATTGTCTCTTTCAAACTCACGCTTAAGTATTTTAAGATTACGGCGGTCCTCAATCTGCTTGCCACTTTCATTGCGTGTGTGAACAACGGCTAAATCATCATAAACACACCTATTATGATCGTTGTCGGCAATCATATACTCGTGAATAGCACCTACCCATCTTGGGTTATTACAAGCCCTTAAAAATCTTTCACGATGTAGCTTTAACTGAGGCGTCCCGTCTGCATGGCGGGTGTAAATGTAAGGCAAAAGCCAACCACTAACAGAGGGATTGCTTAAAGAAGTGTCTTTAAATTTACGCAAACCTTCGGTGTCGATCCTATCGTCACCGTCTAACCAAAATATCCAATCTACATTTTTAGCATGGCTTAAACTGTAGTTACGAGCTTCCGCAAAATTATGCGTCCAAGTAAAATTATGTAGATGTAAATTAGGATATTTTTTCTGCTTTTCCTTAATTACATCCAAAGTACCGTCTGTGCTGCCTGTGTCGGTAAGATGTATTTGCTCAAGAACGGGACAAACATCTTCTATAAGATCGCCAATGTTAAGTATCTCATTCTTAATAATCATACATAATGCTACGGTATTAATAAATCACCCCATATTATCGTAAAAGTTCAAGACCGTTTAGTTCTAAATTTTTCTTATACTCTAACCAGTTTTCACGTTCCTCTGCTGTCTGACAAGCAAGGTATTTAGGCTGTTGTGCTCCATTTTCTAAATCCCACCTGTTACTTTGAGCACGTACAGTTTGATGACCTAAATGATCAACTTTAGACCTAATGACTAAAGAATGCTTCTTTTTTAATTTTAGTAATTCATCAACATAAATACAATCAGAGTAATAAAAATCTACATTCTCTCTCAAATTTATTTTAGTTAATAAATCCCTACGCACGGTTAAACACCACGCTGCTAATTCGCCAATAGTCCTATAACCAACAACCCCTCGGTAATCCCTAAACTCTTTTACTTTATCTGGACCAAATATATATTCATGCCAACAACGAACACTAGTCCATGAAGAAAACGATTCAATGTCAGGATAATCATTATAGACTTTTATAATTTCACTAAACCAATTTGGGTGAAACCAAAGATCATTATTACATACTATCACCCAGTCCGTTTTAGACGCGGCAATACCTAAATTTAATGCACCGTTATAATTGAAATTATCGCGCTCCCAATGGATCGTTTGATCTTGTCCGACCTGCGGTGGGTTATCACGCTCGGATTCAATAAGTATTACGTTAAATTTTATATCGCGTTCGGAATGCTTAAGACTGGCTATACACTTTTGTGTCATTTCGACAAACTGAGGAGATGTCTTGGAGGGAATTACAACATCAACTTGCATGATATTTTCCTTAATGGTTTGTTTAACCTTAAAGAAAATACCAGGCAAAAATCAACTACTTTTTACTCATCATCGTCATCGTCATCGTCATTTACAGAATCGACAAATTTTAATTTTGCCTTTGGAGATAAGCAAGTCGAACACACTTCTGCTTTTAAAAATCTTTCTTTATTTATTAAAGCCGCGTCCGCTGCCCAGCGCACACAACAACGCGGACAATATTTCGTGTACCCAGTGTCAAATGATTCCGACCATGTTGCCGATGCTGACTCACCCTCTAACCGCTCCTTAGTAAGCACAGTCCCACCCCACTTTAAGTTTTATAAGATCAAACACCCTACAACAAACGGAAGCACTGTTCCAGAGAGAACAGTTGACTTATGCGAGCATAGCGTCAAATATTGACCGTGAACTAACTCAAATGAGGCACCAATGCCAAAACTCCATCTACCCGTAGATCTAGTGATCGTTGATTCCGTAGACTACGATAAAGCTTTATTCACCTTAAATCATTGCTTAAATTTATGTAGCTTTAATAGCGTTAAGTTTTTTACACATTTTGACGGTGATTGTAGCTACATACATAAAATTGATAAAATAAAATCAAGAGAAGAATACTCCAATTTTATCATATATAAAATGCCCGATTATATAAAATCAGATCATGTATTGATCATACAATCAGATGGCTTCATTGTTAATCCTTCAGCATGGACATCTGATTTTTTAAAATACGATTATATTGGCGCTCCATGGCATACGGGCTTATGGAATTTTCAACCACATGAAAAGAAATGGGTAGTAGGTAATGGTGGATTTTCTTTAAGAAGTAAAAAATTAGCTAAATTTGTACAAACAAATAAAAATATCTATATGCACCCACTTCATAGTGAAGATGGTGTACTTTGTACACTTAATAGAGTCTTTTTAGAAAAAGAAGGTTTTAGCTATGCACCAAAGGAATTGGCGCACCAGTTCAGTAGCGAAAATTTTTTTTGGAATAACTCGTTTGGGCATCATCAGTATTTTTCTTTAGATCCTAGAATACAACGCAGCATAAAATTATGTCCGGCAGATGAGTACACTGTACCACCACAAGTATCAGGTCAAACTCGCTACCTTAGTGCTATAGCCGACCTCTTAGGCGACCTAACTCAAGTCGATTATAACCTTAGACTGAGACACGCCATTGAAGAATTAGGTGAGGTAGCTAAAGCATCAAGAAACTTAAAAGAAAACAAAGGTCCAATTTATGAAAATCAAGAAATGCTTATAGAAGAAACCGTAGACGCAATCATATGCTGCTATGCACTCTTTGTAGCAGCAGGCGGGAAAACTCAAGACTTCGACGACATCTTTTATAAGAAAATTACCAAATGGCGGAGCAATATCTAATGCAGAAATATTTCGTTGCGTACCAAAAAGATAATCAAACCCTAAATGCAATAATAGAAGAACACCCATGCGAATTTATTAATAAGAATCTCGCACAAGGAGAAAAAGTAATAGTTACTTTTTGGAGCAAACTCCCAGATGACCTAAAAGAGAATTAAAATGCGTATTTTATCTTGACATACCTATCGTAATCCTCAATGCTAAGTGTGCTCCCATATCATCTAAGGTGAAACGAACGTCTCTATGCATTCTAAAGATAGAAGCGTAAATCTACTATATACCACCTTTGCCTTACTGCTGAGTCACCTTTATGATGGTAACAATCAACGTAAGACATTTCTCCTAGACTATTATCTAAGTACCAGAAAAGAAAACATTAAAGGCTCTACTAAAATAATAGACGCCTTTGATTCCATACCTAAATACCTGCAAATCAAACTAGCTCGCGTCCTTTTATGCACACCCTCCGTTAACCTCGGATTCTTCGGTACACCCGTTGAGCCATTATTCTTAACCGACCTTCAAGAAAACAAAAAAGACACACTACCTAAAACACTAAAAGGCTTAAAAGATAAGCCTTACATGAATACATACTTAAAAGATGTTCCAAAAAACGAACAAATATTGCTAGAAGCATGTAAAGAATTTATAGCAAAAAATCCCCATTTAACTTTTTTCTCAATAAATAAACATGCAATATCTTTAGCTAAAACAACTAAAGAGTTATTAGGTGTTGCACGTTTATCAATACCGAGAATACGCTTTGCTAAAGGTGACTTTCATAGCAATTTATTTGCTAATGCTTTTTTGACTTGTGAGATTTCTATACCCCCAGATCTTCTTGAGGACATAAGACAGTCCTACGTTTTATCCTTTAAAAACTTCATACCTTTAAGTGTTTTATACAGCTTATGTTATCAGACCACACTAGGCGTGGACTTAGTATTGTCGGTAGCTAAAATTGGTTTTGTACTTGGTTTTAGAGGCTCTGAGAGCGAACGCTTTTCTTATATTAAGCAGTATAGGAAAATGCTCGGCAGCTACGTCAGCGTAAAATATAACCTACGGTATGATCGTTCTTGTGAGGTTTTATTCCACGGTAGTAACGTAGATGAATCCCTACAAATAAATAGATACACTAAAAAGGTATCTTATTTTGATACATCTTATCTTTTAAGAAAAAATAATCCATATAAGAAAATTGCCTCCAACGGAGAAACTTTATTAACCATCTCCAGAGGCACTTATATAATCGACCATAACTCATTTACTTATGGGCAAATTGTCGATCAAAAAAAGCACGGCTATACATTTCCTTACGAGGTTAGGTTTTTAACCCCGCGCACGCGCATGACCGCATCGCTAAAGAATTCATCTTTTACTTTAGATAAACATCAGATTAGAGCCTTTGATAATATCGTAGATGAAAACAGTATTACTAAGCCTAATACCAAAAAACGTAAAAAAATTGTCGATAACCGCTGGCAACCAATATTTGATGAATACCTTAAATCCGATTTCAGTCTTGAAAACCTTAGCGGTATTCTTCTTAAAGACGTTTCTTATTTCCAACGTATTAGACCTAAGTTACTTCAATTAAAATCAACGCTAGGTACTAAAAACTTAACGTCTAAAAAACTTAAGAAAATATATTATGAAGGTCATGACATAGAACATCGACTAGATCAAATAAGAAAAGTCGATAAAGACCTTTTTGAACTCTATCAAGACTGTATTAGCCTTTGGCTACAAGAGTTTAAAAATCCCCTACTACCGGAACCCGTAGAAGTATCTATCCGCAAATTAGTATCTGAGAAAAAAACAAGAGTAGTCTGCAAACAGCCAGTACTCATTTCTATATTTGAAAGTTTCGCCAATAGAATATTTCAAGTCATATACCAAAAAATAAACCGCGACGAACTTAACTACGCGGTATCTAATTATCTTCCAGGTCTAGCCGTACCCTTATTTACAATGGAACGCATATCCCAAAGCCTAGACAAAAATAAAGACTTCGCACTGTGTAATATGGACGTAAAATCATGTTTTGATAACATCAATTTAAAACATGATAATTTTATAAAGAGATTAGACTTATCTTTAAATGCTGTAGATAAATTAGTTTCTAAATCAGCAAGTAAATTTCTCCGCTACGTCTTCAAGGACTACCTCTACGATAACGTAATAGCCGAAAATTTCGTGTTTACGGCAGAGCATGGCAATGTACCTAGTGTTGGCTCGTTGCCCACAGGATTTGTATTATCGCCCGCTCTATGGCTTTTATTAGCACTGCCTGCCCTACTAGAAACGGAACAGCAAAGGCGTAAAGGTAACTTATATGCCTATGATTTATGTGGTGATGATTTTATTGCTGTCTCTCCTAGAGATATGTCTGAAGACGTTAAAGAGGACATTTGCCAGCCGTGGTTTGAACTAGCTAATAGCCTAGACCTTAAATTTCATTTCTTTAAAAACTACACAGATAAAAGAGTACACTTTGATAAAAAATGGGAGTTCTTATTTGAAGATATAAAAGTACAAAGTTATACGTCAGCTTGGATAAATAAATTTCCAGCACGAAGTATACCTGTATTCCATGCAGGTTGTATCTTAGCTCGGAAGTCTTATGTGGAAACCATTACATCAGTAGTAAAGATAGACGGGAAACTCTACTGCGCTCTCAATAAGAGAAATAGAGAATCCACAGCTAACTTTATGAACAGGTATGCATTAGGACCACTTAAGACCTCGATCAATCTAGTGAGCCGTTTAGATCATTTAGGTGACTCTAAACGCTTGAGGGATCAAGTAGATTGGTATAAAGAGCAAGTACAATATATGACAGGAGCGCAAGTATATGTAGGTAGCTACTTTAGAACAGGTGCAGAAGTACAAGATGCACTAGGTGACCAAACACACGCAGTGAGGAAAAGACAAAGGATACTCCAATATAACGAAGAACCCTAGCGCAAAGCCTCCCCGAATACTTATATGGGGAAAGTCTAAACAAGTAAGAAGAATACCTAAGATATACAGGTAAATATTAGACTATTGAGAAAGAGGTAAAGATAATGGAATGGTTAAAAATGAGACCGTACCGCTTTGGTTATACTTAGGTATGCTAAGTATACTTACAGTGCAGAATATAATATTTCAGTTACAGCTAAGGAAAAAATAGAAGTATGTCCGATTTTAATATGCGTCATATGCGCGAAATACCCACAAAAATACGCATATGATTTTAGAATTAAGGAGATTAAAATTTTGATACACGTATTATACCACGGTAATTGCTACGACGGTTTTGGTGCAGCCTATGCTGCTTGGTTAAAGCTAGGAGACTTAGATGTATCTTACAGGTCTTGTACCTACGGTGAAGGGGTAAAGCCTTTAGAGGAGGTGCCTGACGGGTCGGAAGTTTACGTTTTAGACTTCAGCTTTGAAAGGCAGGCATTGATTGAGCATACGGCTAGGTTTAAAAAACTGATGGTGTTGGATCATCATGTGACGGCACAAAAAAATCTTGAGGGTTTAGAAAATTGTATTTTTGATCTTAAGAGATCTGGTGCCATGTTAGCATGGAACTATTTTCATCCTGAAAAAGAACCACCTGCTTTAATTAGCCATATACAAGATCGTGATCTTTGGAAATTTGAAATATTAGGAACTCAGTATGTGCATCTTGCTCTTTTAGCGGAGCCGTTTGATTTTAAAGTTTGGGATAAACTAGACGTACCAACTTTAATCATATCGGGCAGGTCGATGGCAAAACTACAAGCCCAGCAGATAGAAGATATTTGCTCTAAAGCTATGATGCTCCATATCGGTCCTGAGTTAATTCCTGCTGCAAACACTTCGGTATATTTTTCAGAAGTACCTAGTAGACTATTAGAACTTTACCCAGATGCAAAATATGCAGCGTACTTTTACGAGTACCATAATGGTAAAAGTAGAATTCGCCAATGGGGACTTAGAAGCCGTCCTGACTACGATGTTTCTGCCGTGGTACTTTTAAACGGTAAGATGTATGCCAGGAGAAATCATTGTTTGCGAAGGAGCGCAGCACAGCAATTGGTCCTCATGCTGCCACATTGTTTCTGTAATTAAACCCATTAGATTTCCCCTAGCAACATCTCTTTAGCCTTTTGCGCCGAGCAGGAAACAGGACCCGATATTAGCGATCTCATGGGTGCAGTTTCGCCTCTAGATTCGTTTGCTAGCGTTAGACCTGGGGTTAATTCCTACTTATAAGATGTTACGAATTTCAACGCTACCGGCACCAGCTTCAGGTCTTGATTATCTTGTCATTGATTTGGATGCGCCGACAAGAGAAGTGCAATTGAAAAAAGCTCTTCATTCGCGTTATGAGGATTTCTTCACGTCTGAGGATAAAGGTTTTTCACTAAGACCACATGTTTCTATTTTGGGATTCAAAAAAGAGGATATGACTAAAGTCAAACTAATTATTCCCGAACTTAACAAGTTAATTCAGGGTAAAACCTTTAAGCCAAAAGCACTACAACTGTGGGAGAAATTACATGTTGTAAAGCATATTGCTATTTAACTCGGAAGATAAGACAATATTTCTGTATCTCCTCTTTTTTTAGCTATACCAACTCGGTGATAACCATCTACGATTCTATATCTACCCTTATAAATTTCGGAAGGTATAATTATAATGGGTGGTGCTTCCGTTTTTAAATCCTTATACTTTTTAAGTATGGCTTTAGAATCAGGGGAAGAAACATTACTTAAATCAAAATAAAGTTTGTTTATGGGTATTTTTTTTAATTCCCATTTATCATATTCTTCAATATCGTATATTTGATTATCCAATTCTCTTTCAGGCGATGTGTCTTCTAAGTGTTGGATTACCTCTTCGCTTGTGTAGAACTTAGACGCCAATACTTTTTGGAGGAATAACATTTTAAAGAATCTTTGATCCTAGATTATTTTGTATGTTCAAAGCAAAAATCTTAGCTACTTATTATATTGTGGAAGCAGGCGGGGAATTATCCGCCAATGCAAAGTCATGGTTGGCGAGTGCTATAGATTCGGATTACAGCTATCATTCGCCTTCCCCAGCAGTCATCAAGGAGCTAGCTAAGTTCAAACCCGCGAAATCCATTACGGTGTACAGAGGTCTTCTTTTTTCTGTCCAGGAATTCGTTAAGTTTCTTAAAACTAATAAGGTGAGTTCAAAGCAGTTCACTTTGAAAAGCGACAAATCCCGCACTGTTTCGTGGTCGCACTCCAAACAGACAGCGACGAAGTTTGCTCGTTACACTTCCAGTGGTGGGTCGTCTTTTCTTGGAACCCTTAACGCATTAGATAGGATGGGCGGCGGTAAAGCCATTGATGGTGATTTTGGTGTCTTACTAAGAGCTACTTTAGATCCAAAGGATATTATTGTAGACGCAACGGAGATGAAAGGACTAAAGACTAAGACATACGCCGTCTCAGATGAGGTGTTCGCCTTTCCGAGACCTCTGTCCGTCGAAATAGATGCCTTGTACACGCCTAAAGGTAAAGTCAATATAGAAAAAATTATTGATAGGTATCTCGGTCTAACATCTAAAGATGCGGATATTGAAGCAGAATTAAAGTATATAGATGAATCATCTCTAGGTGATTCTATGAGTATCCGCCAGAATTTATCCTTCAATAGAAATTATGATAAAGAGAGACGCCTAGAACTCTTATATGCTTGGTGGCTAGTAGGTACCAACAGTTATACTAGGGAAAGATTGAAAGAGGGGGTTAAGATTGACGAGTTAAGAAAAAAACTCAAGCCCTTTAAAGAAGAAGCGCTAAAGGTATTTGCTTCGGATGATTCCCTCATGGAATTTATTGAAAAACGATTTAAAAATATGAAAGTAACCGATGCCATCCAGGGCTATAGTACAAAATTAGGTGGACTAGTAGAAAAGAAATTTAAAAACTGGAAAAAGATCACCATGAATAACATTCATAAAAATGTAATCACGTTAAGAAGTAGCATCGCATACGAAATATCCCGTATTAAATAATTAAGTTCTAACCCTGTACACTTCACTCAGAGAAAAATGAGGCTCCCACTGGCTTTTTTCAGAAACCTCCACTGGCTTATCTTCTTCTGGTTCAGGATCCGGCAAATAAACAATGCCTTGTAAGTCCAAGTCGTCGTCATTGACAGGTTTCCCGCACCAGTTTCGCCTGTAACGCCAGAGCGCCAAACTAAAGACTACCACTTTGATGAAAGCTAGCTACTTGGAGGCTACCGGCTATTCTGAGTGGCAGAACGTCAGTAGCACACGCTATACTCATACTTTAGTACCCATTTGTTGTGAGTTTTTGTGTGTCTACTCTCAAAGAGTTAATCGTCCGAGAAGTAAGTCGCATAGGCGGTCAGATACAAGGCGATTACGCACTTATACATTGTCCTTGGCATCAGGACACCCATCCTAGTTTGCGTGTTAGCTTACTAGACGAAAAGCTAGGGTTGTTTAATTGCTTTGCCTGCGACGAGGGCAAGGGCAGCTATAATAAGCTGGCTAGGAAGTTGAATCTTGAGATTCACGATCCCAAGGCACTTGGTGAGGAGTTAAAGCCAAGGATCTTACCACTAATGGCAGGTAATGTAGAAAACAGCTTAGATAACCCTACAGGGAAGGTAGGTATTGTCAGTCAAGATCCTTGGCTTTGGAAAGAATTTGGATATCGTGAGATCAGACCAGAAAATCTAATCTATGATAAGTATTTGATATATAAAACATTTAAGCCGTCTTTAGTACGTTTATATATTAGCAATAAAGGCAAATTCCATCAGGAGCATTTTCAGCGTCTGTGTCTTAGCTACGGTGACTACCACGTATTTTTGCGCTTATCAAGCCAGCAAGAGATTAAGACCTATAATTCCCCTAACCTTAATATAAAAAGTGCTAGCCTCCATCCATTTGGCTTGTCCTCTTGGCAGATTCCTAAAAATCAGGCAGGACTGATACTAGTTGAAGGACCGTATGACCTTATGAGAACCGTGCAAAACCTGCAGGACTTAGGCATAGGTGAGAGCTTTACCGTATTGGCTTTGCTAGGCGTGTCTCATTGGGATAGTTTTTTATCTAAGCTAGAAATGCGACTGTTGCCTCAAATGACAAACACACCGATTATATTTATGTTTGATAATGATAGGGCAGGCTATGCTTTGACGGCAAAAGCTAAAGCCGATTGTTTAAATAAATTATTATTACCTAAAGATCATGTGCTAGTATTGCCTTACAAGACACATGATCCAGGCGATACAGATAAAAATGCATTGCGTGAGGGATTAATTAAGTTAGGGTATTGAGCTAAATTGATATCATAAAAATCATGATATAAATTGAGGGCATTAACATGGACATCATCGAAGCGATTAAAAGCGGTAAAAAGTACCGGCGTATTGGAGAAAAGCATTGGTATGAAACCGCTCCAGACTTTTCTCATTATGCCTTTTCGACGCGAGATGTGTTGTCCGACGATTGGGAAATCGAACAAACGTCGGTGACTATTACCCGCCAGCAATTTGACGATGCTTGGGTTAAGTCTATTAATGATGCTTTAAGGGTGCAGACGCATCCAGCAACTCTGCCCTACTTGCGTGACTTGGTAGCTAAGGAGATTGGCTTGTGAAGGCGTTTGGTTTTCCAGTAAGCAGTCAATTTAGTCTTGATGGTAATACGCTTATTCACGGGGAGGTTTGGTCTGAAGCGGGTGAGTGTCTTGGTAGCTGGACTAGTTCAAGTTTGGATTATTTAGAAAAAGACCTAGCAAAACATGTTGATGGTTATGAATATTACTTTTTTACAACTTCACTAGATATTTTTAGGTAACTTAAATGGACATCATCACCGTAGAATCTATAAAATTAGCTTTGTGGGTAAACGCAGATTCGGATCATAATATATCCGAGATCGCGGGAATTTTCACTTTAGACTGGCATGAGACGCTCGGCGAATTTCACACAACGATTTCATCTAAAAATAATATAGATTTTGCCGATGCTTTAAATATGCTTAGTGTTTATTCCAAAACTAATTTCCACAAACGTCTTGATGAATTAATTTTTTGTAGTTGGGGTTTTTACGAGAGTGTATATATTTTAGCTGCTTGTGAAGATAATAATGTACGATATCCTTTTAGTATAGGGAGCGTCCTAAGCCGTAATTTTGCATCTAAATTTAAAATAAAACCACCTAGCTTAAAAGAAGCACATGCTTTTTTAGATATGCCATATGAGGAGGGTAATGCTTTAGTTAAGGTTAAATGTATTAAGAATATTATGGGAGCATGTCGTGGAGATTCTTGAAATATTTTTTTACATATTCATGTCGATATGGGGTTTGACTTTTTACCACTGCTTTTCGACATGGATGAATAAAGCTAAAGCCGGAACTTTTGAAATGTATAAATGGATTGGATTTACATTCTTAATGTCCTTGTTTTTAACTTTGCCTGGTTTTTGTGTGTATCAACTTATTCAATTGTTTTGGTTTAACTAATGTTAAATAAGTGAAAAAATATTAAGGAATTAATATACCTCATTAAGATTAATTTCCTACTGGGGGATTAATGAGCGCAAGACTTAGAAATATATCGGCTATCACACAAACGGTCACCGTTGTAAGACCTACTCAGACGTATAATTATTTAGTCGCAGTGCTTAATTACCTCATCTTAACTGATGAGGAGTACGCCTTAATATCCCCCCCGCTTAAAGCAAATACTTGGGAAATAGAAATAAACCCTCCGGCACCACCACCTCCAGTGCCTCCTCCTCCAGCGGCTACGGTCACGGTAGGTGGTTTGGTCACTGGTGGGAATGCTGGCAGCGTCCTGTATGTGAGTAGTCAGGGCTTATTATCTCAAAGCGATAAATTATATTTTGATGAGCAATATAGTCAATTAGGTGTGGGTACTGACAGTCCTGAAACAGAATTGCATGTATTATCGATTGAATCAGGAAATATTAGAGGTATCACTACTGACCAAATATCAGCCGACAACAAAGGCGCGTCCTTAAGTTTAAGGAAGTCGCGTGGATCTACAGCACAGCGCAGCGCAGTGTCCGTTAGTGATGTTTTAGGTGTTATACAATTTTTAGGTTATGATGGCAGTGTTTATACTACCTCTGCCCGCGCAATGATGCAGGCTATTGCCTCCGAGAATTGGTCATCCAGCGCACAAGGAACCTATTTAAGTTTTCATACAACAAATAGCGGCACTATAGCGCCCGAAGAAAGATTGCGAATAGATCAATCAGGAAATGTAGGTGTGGGTGTTATTAACCCACAATCACTTTTAAGCGTAGGCGCTAATAGTGCTTTTCGTGTTGAAAATACAGGTAATATAAGCCGTATCCGTAATGTCCAATATAATTGGACACCTACTCAAGGCGGCGTAAACACAGTTTTAAAGAATGATGGCTTAGGTAATTTAACGTGGGCTGTAAGTCCTGATACAGGTCCTACAGGTCCTCAAGGTACACAAGGATTTACAGGTCCCACAGGTCCGCAAGGCGACCAAGGATTTACAGGTCCCACAGGTCCGCAAGGCGACCAAGGATTTACAGGTCCTACAGGTCAAGGTGCCCAAGGTGACATAGGTCCTATCGGTCCTATAGGTCCTCAAGGCTTTACAGGTCCCACAGGTCCTACAGGTCCTCAAGGCTTTACAGGTCCCACAGGTCCGCAAGGCGACCAAGGATTTACAGGTCCCACAGGTCCGCAAGGTACGCAAGGCTTTACAGGTCCTACTGGTCCATCTGCCTCATTACAAGATGCGTATAACAATTCAGCAACTATAACTACCGATTCTAGTCATGGGTCAGTTACGATTTCAGGTTCTGAATCGTTATTTATTGATGCCACTAATGGCGTGCGGGTGGCTTCATCGGGAGCTATTGGTACTGTTAGAGGTTTTATATCGGATCAGTTTTCTAATCAAAATAACGCTGCTCAGATAAATATGCGTAAAGCGCGGGGTACGCAATCTGTACCTTCAGGCGTACAGCTTTATGACAATCTTGGTGCTTTAAAAATGTGGGGTTACCACAGCGGCGGTGCTTATTCTACAGACAGCCGTGCTTCAATTAATGGTACAGCAACCGAAACGTGGACCAGTAGCGCACAAGGTACAAGACTATCGTTTTACACTACAGACAATACAACGATTATTCCTAAACAGCGTATAATGATTGACCAGAATGGTTATGTAGCAATCGGAAATGTTATACCGACCGCCTTATTATCGGTAGGATCTGGGCTTGGAAATAAATTTCAAGTAGACGGCAACGGCAATTTAATAAAAATAAATAACGTGTCGTATAGCTTTCCTAGTGTTCAAGCCTCTAGCGCAAATACTGTCCTAGTAAATAATGGTTCGGGGGGTTTGAGCTGGTCTGTTCAAAATCAAGAAGCATTTGCTGATGCCCTACTGGCTATGGCTGGATCAGTGGAAGTATTACCTTCCCCCCCCGCAGGTAAATATTACCGTGTCACCCAAATGGATGCTGCTGCCACTGTAGGCTCCAATCCTCTCATAGCGGGTTCGTTGACTGTAGGTGAAACACAAGCACCGGATTCTTTAGTGCTAGCTACTTCAGATCAAATGATGATCATAGATACTGGTGTCTACGGTACTGTTTATAAAAATAGTATAACCGCCACCTTAGATACTAACGGTTGGGTGGATCCAGCTTCTCTTAGTGATTTCTCAAATTATCCTGTTTCGATTGCTTCAGACAGTTCTGGAAATATTTATATCGCCTATACTGATCAGTTAAATAATAATGTGATTGTAAAAAAATTAGATAGTGGTGTTTGGACGGACGTAGGATCTCTTACTGAGACTTCAAATAATTCTGTTTCTATTGCTTTAGACAGTTCTGGTAATCCTTATATCGCCTATTCTCCTAGTACTGTTGTAACTGTAAAAAAATTCGATGGTTCTGATTGGACGGACGGAGGTAATATTGGCGACTCTACAGGTTATTCTGTTTCTATTGCTTTAGACAGTACTGATAAACCTTATATAGCTTATTCAGATAGTAATAATAGTAATAAGTTGATTGTAAAAAAAGATAGTTTGGGTTCAGGTGTTTGGACGCAGGTAGATCCGAACCTTGATGTTACTCCCTATCAAGGTAAGATTTCAATAGTTATAGACAGTAATAATATTCCTTATATAGCTTATGTTAATGACAATGGTTATAATGTGAATATAAAAAAATTAGAGGATGATTTTTGGACGGACGTAGATTCTTCTTTTAGTGATACTTCCTATGCTGTTTCCCTTGCTTTAGACGGTTCTATCCCATATATAGCTTATAAACCAAATAATTTAAGTAATACTGCATCTGTAAAAAAATTAGAGGGTGGTTTTTGGACGGAGATAGGTCTTTTTACGAATGTATATAGTAATATTTCCATTGCTTTAAATTCTGGAAATCCTTACATCATTTATACTGATGTAAGTTTCCGTATAAAAAAATTCGATGGTAATTTGTGGAGCAATTTAGGTTATTTTACTGTAACTGTTAATAGTCAGTCGATTGCTTTTGACAGTTCTGGAACTCCCTATATTGCTTATGTCTCGGGTGATTTTAGCATTAGAGTAAAAAAATACGAATTGTTCAGTACAGACACTACCTACCCTGTACGAGTTTATTACAAAGTATTAGATCTTCTAAATTAATCCTAATTACTTCGCAGGGCACATTTCGCAGTGAGTTCAGAACCGCTATAAATTTTTATTGTCATATTTAGTCTCTGTCACTGTGGTAGTTAAGCATATAGTTATGAAGGTCGTCTAACATGGATTCGGAGAGAAAATCAGTTATATCTATGGTTTCTTCCTTCTGCGTCTTTTTATTTGGTTTCACCAGCTTTACAGTAAGGTCTTCTACAAACCCTCCTTCATCAGGATAACCTGGATCGCCGTTACTTAAGTATCTTTTACCGCCAACAAAAGGAACGACAGATCCAGAAATCTTAAATTTAACCCCACTCAGCACGTAGCGTGTCTAAAATCCACTGCTCAGGATCGCCTGTACGCGCCCGCGCCACACCGTAAGGCATTTCTTCTGTTGATAAATAATAGTCGTATAAAGACCTGTAAGCCTCGTCCCAAAGCGTAAGATCTTCTGTACATCCCTCTGGAAAGCCATTCGTTACTAAGTCAATTACTACACCGTGTAATTTCTTTTCTACATTTTTATTAAGTAGGCTTTTATGTATTTTCATGTTGATTACAGTGTTATTCATAATATAATCCTTGTTAAATTATGTTTGTAAACACTTATCGTCATATAATAAAAATACTTTAATTTTATTTAGCGTCACCAAGCATAATTTTTATGAGGCTTTCTGACGCGAATTAGCCATGAACCATTATTTTTTTCGCGTATACCAAATTCTAATTTCCCATTGGGATCTTTGAGCACAAGCCCTTCGATTACGTCTAATTTCATTGCTTCATCAAAGCGTTTGGGCAAGTCACGTTCAAAAACTTCAGAGAGCCAAATATTTTCATTAAATTTAAAAGCGAGTTTATGCCCTGTTTCATTCTCGTGTTCATTAGTGCCTAATATATCCATTAATATCTTGTAGCGTTCGCGGTAAGTAGTCCCAAGTAGGTAAAATCCCTCATAAACTAGCACGTCATACATTACGATACGGTCTTTGAGTGTTTTTGTTTTGGCGTCCATTAATTCGCCATCAAAAACATGAAAAACACCTTTTTTTAGCTTACTAATCATTTCTTTTATAGACTTGTCCATCATGGACGTGACTTTATATTGCTTATGCTGCTCGCGGTGCCTATTCCATAGCTCATACGAGCCATCGGGCAGGACTATTAATAGGTTTCTAGTCCCATTCCATTTGCGTTGTCCCCACCAGCCAGGATATTTATCGAGTGTATCCGGTACGATAGATCCATTGGGTCTAGGTGGGTACATCACAAATTTGTTTGTATAAGCAGTTTTCAATTAGTCGTCTCCCCCCATTTTTTCTTAGCTGCTAATTTTTGCTCCTCGTCTGGAGTAGGTAGCAATTCTGTTTGGGCAACAAAATCAATGGCTTCGCCAAGTGAATCAGTGTCAGTTGGGTTTGTCAGATTAGCGACAGGATTAACGATTTGCGTCACCTGTACCATTCTCTCAATCAGGTCACTCTCGCTTGCGCCAGCAGGTAGTGAGTTTTTTGCCAGCGTAGCCAGACTAGGGTACAACGTCTCTTTGGCGGTCAGTTGGCGTTTAACAACTCGATTCAAAATTTCAGGTGTCATACCAGGGATATTTTTCAGCGCCTGTTGCGCTGCCTGTACTAAGCCGTGCTCTTTAAGGGCAGCGAAATCCAGTGAAATTTCGCCAACTTCGAGGTGGTCAGAAATCGCAACATTCATGCTTTTAAGCATTTCTACAGTTTCAGGTTTGATATAAATTCTTTTGGTTGGCACGAAATCGATGCTTGTATTTGCATCGGCATATAGTACTGACGAGGGTAGTTGACCTGTCCGAACAAATTTAGCTGCCCACTCTTTAACAAAGAAATCTTTAATCCGGTTTGTAGCTAGATCGCATTTTTTCTCAACTGCTTTAATAATGCGTTTTCCGGCAACCGATAATTTCAGCTCTGTCTTAAGATGCGCCGGAATTTGGCGAACGTCTTTTTTCGATTTGGATTTTTTTTCAGCCGAGGAGCTAGAATTTAATACCGCGTCCACCGAGAAAAAATCATCATTGTTATTAGTTTGTGGTGCTACTACTTGTTGTTCTTTATCGCCTTTATCACCTTTTTTGCGTCCCATAATAAAACCCCTGTGTGTTGTTATAAACAACTTATCGGTAGGGGTTTTAAAACCTTTAGTTTTATTTTATAACCTATTTAAATTGTTGGTCTTATTATGGGAGGTTTTGTTATTTTTGGCTTTTTAATTCGTACACCGGATAAATTCATGGTTCCGCGTAGATATCTAGAATGATGCTTTTTACAAAAGCCTTTCGCACGTGGTTTGAGTGTACAGCCTTTAAATCGGCAAAAGTTAATTTTTGCGTAGGACCGCCTAATCTCGCGTATTTCATTGCCGTCCTGATCAATGACACCTTTTCGCATTTGCATGTAGTGCGCTTGACAAAAACCTTTAACAATATTTTTTGTATTGTCGCATACTTTGCATTTTTTTACTTTTTTAGTTGGCTTGCCTAATTCATCATGTCTTCCTACCCTATAGGAATGTTCGTGATAATAGCAGCGCCAATGACCGCGTGGTTTTTTATCACACCCCGCTATTTTACATTTATCATCAGGTGAATAGATGATTCTTGTGCGTGGTGGTTTTATTATTGTACATTTTTCGTCTATATAGCCTTTTTTGAGCCATATACGATGTTTTTGGCAAAGTCCTTTGCCGCGAATAATTTTTGAAGGGCACTCTGGAAATCGACAAATTTTTACTTGAGAGCTAATATTCTTCGCCTCCAAAGGTTATAGCAGCTACTGCATAATTTTTTAGCGTGTACTAATTTATTACAGTCTTTAATTATGCATATTTTTTGGTTTTTCTCGTACTCATGCGCTGGTTTTTTAAGTGCATTAAGCTTCATTTCAGTTATTATTATATAATGTTTTTTGCAGTAGGATTCGCGGACACTAAGTTGTCCACAGTTTTTAACACAACAGCTACCGTGACCATGGTTTTTGCGATATCTCGGACTATCCTCAATGTTTAAATAGCCATTATTCCAACGATCATAATGTTTTCGGCAATATTCACGTTTAGATGCTGGCTGATCGCACTTTGGAGCTTTGCAGACCTTATTCCTATTCTGATAGCGGAAGTCTTTTAGCCTTCTGCCTATTTCATCGATCATCCCCCAACGGAAATGATCAGAATGGCGACGACATAATCCGCGACCACGAGGCTTAGTGCTACAACCTTTTATTCGACATTGTTCGTTGGGCTTGTACCGCCTCTTTAGTAAAGGCTTTAATTCTACTCCGTTCTTATCTATATACCCTTTTCTATAGCGACTATAATGAGTGGTGCAAAGACCATGGTGTATCAGTTTAGTGTTAGAGCACAGGCGGCACAATCCAGTCTTATGCCTTCTATGGTCAGAACAGTAAGTATCTGGCTCGTTTAGTCTTGCTTTACAACCCTCGCGCAGGCAGGGGTATTTAGTCTTAAGTACCCTGCAATCCAAAGATATTATGCCCTTACGGTATCTCATGTAGTGCTTACTGCAAAAACCCCCCGCCCTGATCTTTGTATCTTCACAGTCGGGGAATCTACATTCTTTAGTTTTTTCAACTACTTCCACTTGCTAATCGCCCAATCATTACACATTTCCATAGCTTATACCTGATTCAAACCTAGTAAAAAAATTAAAATTTAATTTTTTCATTAAAATCAACATGTTAATACTTTTATTCTAAAGTATTAAAAATAAATACCGATAAGTAATTAACAGGAGGGCAGCTATGAAAAAGTTATTTTTTGTATTTCTTTTAGTGTCATGTGGAAGTGCGGCAGAGCATAAAGATAGTGCATCAAAACAAACCTCTGCTACTACCACACTCAAAAACATCGATCCCCAATCTGACGATTATCGTCTAGATTTTACAGATATTGTTGCTTTAGCTAAAACAACAATGACATTATCTCTTACTGATAATGTAAACGACAGTTATGCGATTAAGAAAGATGGCTCTTTTAGTGTACTAAATACGCCTAAAGGCTATAATTTTTATCGCTCTATAAAAGCAAAAACGGGATCTTTAGTTGAATTCAAACAAGAAACGGGAAGGGACCTGTTGCTTTCAGAGTTTCTGGTTTACTGGCTCCCTAAAAATCAAAACACTCCCGACTTACTTAAGGGTTTAGAAGGTAATAATTTTCTTGGGGAGAATTCACTCGGTGATTTATATTTTAAACCAAGGTACGAAGCTAAAGAAAGAGACTTAACTGTTTATCACCCTAAAGATAAAACAATGTCCGTTGTTAAAACGTCTATTCCAAATGCTGATTATACTACTTTATCTAAAGATTGCTTGGTTATTTACAATAATACCACCAATCAAATTTTCCATACGGTACTCGACATAAGAAGAAATATATCGGCTACTGATATCGCATCGATCACATCAACACAAATTTTAATTAGTAATCTAGGTCAATTCATATTGGACATGAATGATGGCAGTTTAGTTAAAACAGATACAAAAGTTACCGTAGATGCCATCAGAAAAGGTGTAGAAAGAGACGACAATCAACTTATTTCAACCCAACTCACCTATGATGAAGGTGGTAATGTTTACCGCCAACTTATAGCAATTAATGGCTTAGAAGTATCTAGCTTACTTGATTTAAGACCTTTCCAAACAGATCTTTCCGATCAGATGTTTGTTTTAAATAATAAAAAATTCGCATTCAAAGGTTTAAACAAAATTTATTTGGCAGAGGCTAATAAGGATGGCGGATACGATGTATCGTTAATTGTGCAAAATTTAAATATTACTGCTTTAGATGTGAGTGGTCCTTACATCATGTACTCAGCCGAAGATGAAAAAGGCAATGCAGTAGTTGCAAGCTACGACACAAATACTGGTAAGACGAATACCTTCTCGAATTCAATAATAGTTAAGTCGATTAACTCTTTGTGAAGACCGAATCCTTTGTTTTTAACTTGGACTCAGATTATACACTCTTGGACCTACGCCTACTATGGGAGCATCGGCACCTTGGCTAAAACCAAGTCCGCCGCCACCTAAAAGTCCAAATAAATTAATTTTATAACTTAGTATCCTAACTAGTTTACCAGTTGTATCGTTCATAACACAAATATTCAAAGCGGCTTGGTCCTGTGCTAAATTAATACGGCTGTCATAATCATCAGGATTTATTGTGTTTGTATGTGGTCCTATTTGATAATCAATAAAAACTGGGCTGTAATAAGCTGTACGTGTTGGATTAGGCGGTGTTGTCCAAGTCACACTTGTGGATTGAGGAACACAGGCATCTCTAATACCTAAACCAACAGCACATCCCGAATTAGGACCTGCGTTCGTTGCACTTACAGCACCGTACCAAAAACGATAAGATATGCTGTTACTTAAAGTTTGGAATGAAAAACTATCACTTGAAGATTTAAAAGTAGAGCAGGTTAATTGATTTAAAGTCATGTTTGTGTTAGCTAAAAAACTTGCTATTGATGCGTTAGTACCCCACCGATAGTAGTTATCGCTCCCTGTTTCAACAGCTACTCTTGTAACACCACTAGACACTTCGTCTGCAGAAGCATTAAAATATGTAGCATTAATATATCCACCAGATGTCCTTTGTACTAAAGTTGAGCCTGTAGTAGCAGTACTATAAGCTAAACTAGCTAATTGCTGGCTTGCATCGGTCACTACGGCTTGACTTGCGGTAAGCGATGTCAGCTTTACTGTTCCTGTCATAGTAGTTAATGCATTTTCTTTTGTTACAGTTTGTAGACCACCGCTTCTGACACGATTTTCAATAATTTTGTAAGATGGCATAACCCATTCTTTTACAAAGTTTTCATCTCCAGAACCTGTGATTGTTGGCGCGGTATAAGTAGCCGTATAATGGTATAAGTCTACGCTACAATCGTTAATAGCACCAAGACTACCATTGAAAGCTGCAGACTTACTGAAAGTCTGAATTTTCAAATTTTTTATTTGAGATCCTGTGCCTTTGCTAGTAGCATCGGCTTTTATAAAAAAGGCTGTAGTTAAAGTGCCTGTATTTACTATTACGGTGCCATAGCCTTGACCTTCGATGGAGAGTGTTTTTCCGCTCCAAGCCAAAGCACTGTTAGCGTCCAATCCTGCATTTCCAGGTGATGCTATATTATATGTACCCTGTAGGATTAAAATCCTATTACCGTCTAGGCAATCATCAATAGCGGTTTGAATACTGGTATGTGTGGCAACGGGATTGCTTACAGGTCCAACAATGGCATCATATAATCCCCCACCACGAGAGGTTCCAGGTCGGGAAAAAGCTCCGTTACCTGCTATAGAACCACCAAATAAATTTATGATATTTGTGTCACTTCTATAAGCTAACTCAATCCAGTCTTGTGATGGTGTAGGCTGAGAACTATCGTAAGGAACAGGCAAGGCGGTAGCTGAACCACTATATCTGGTTAGTTTTATCCAAAGGGCAGAACCCAACGATGTCATTGGGTATAAGCCATCGGGGATAAGAGTTATTGCTTGCCCACCACCTGTTATTGGTGTGGTAAAGATTTTTAATCCGCGAGTTTGCAAAGTCTTAGCTGTGGAATTCCACTTCACTTCACCGTCAAGGCGTGTATTAAATAAGCTGTATATTTCGCCAAAACGAGCAGGTTGAAGTGTATCTGATATATAAGACATTAAACCCTCAAATAAATGATTCTAATAGAATCTTTAACGGCAAGATTCACAAAGCGTACTTATCCAACCATTTTTATTTGTGCTGCCTGGATTACCACATTTTTCGCAGATTCGGTAACTAATGGCTTCCGCCATGGACACTAATCCTTCTATATATTCATCACCGCCACTATAATAAAAACACAACCCTCCGTATTTTTCTTTCACTTGCCTAGCCACAACTTGGGGTGGTACATCGTCGGTAACCCTTCTAGGCGTATCGTGGATGGCATCTTTTAAGGCTTTGTTCTCAAAGTCTTTATAATATTCATTATAGGCATCCCAATTGCCTTTTTTTGCATCTTCAATCATCAAGTTATATTCAGCATTTTTGCGATTATTTTCATTACACGAATCTATATGGTGCTGAATATTTTGGCATAAGGTGTCTATGATATGAAACCAACCATCACCGTGTTCAAATCCCCATCCCATACAGCTTTGATAGATAGACTTACTGCGGTCAGCAAATATCTTAGGGTATTTCTCGCAGAGGTATTTATCTTTTTCGGGATTCATTCGTTACAGACCTTAAGAATTTCTTCTTGTATTTTACCGAAAAGCTCAATAGCTCCAGAGGATAAAAGATCATAGCGCGTTTCATCCCCAACTTTAAAAGAGACTGAGAGTTTAATTTTGTCCCATTTGTCGTCTTCTTTTAGTGCGTCTCTCAAAGCTGTTTCGACATCCTCTGTTAGGTCCAGCGTATCGTTTGAGGCAAAATCCTCTGCCAGTCGTGCACGCTTATTCTTCTCTAGCGATCTATAATACGGCGCTTTAGGCAGTTCCTTCATATTAGTGAAAATATCAAAAACCCAATTACCTACATTGGCTTCTAACGTAATGGGGTCTTCTAAACTTGATTTTCCGTAAAATTCACAGACTTTTTTATGTATATTTTCATCGGGACCACTAACTAAAAACCCTAAAGGAATAGTTACTTCTTCTTTTAGATTGGCGAGTTTCATTCTAAATGCTCCTAATCAATTATGCGTGGGCATAGATCCATAAAGTTTTTTGAAAAAATAACTTTACTATCATATATCCCGTAGTAGTCTGTGACAACAGAAATTGGCATAAAGCCGTTTCGCATATAAAAATTTCTAGGAACTTCAAACTCATCTTTAGATGAGGTTTCAATAAACATAATTCTGGCTCTTTTTTTCTTAGCTGTAGCCTCTGCTCTTTGTATTAATTTCTTACCTATCCCTGCTTTTTGTTCTTGTTTGGATACTGCTATCCAATGAAGCATCCAAGAATTATCTGTGATAGGTAGAGGTCCAAATTGTGTAAAACCTAATATTTTTTTATCTATTTCATATACTAATATTGTGTCGTCATTTTTGGCTGCAAAATATTCTTGTAGGTCGCTATCTAGACACAAGATTTCATCATTAGTAAAAATTTTAGTACTTTTAGCTAGTGTGATTATTTCTTTTACGTCGGTAGCTTTTGCTTTTCTGATCATTTTAAACTTTTTAGGTTGTATTTTGATTTTATAATATATTTTTTCTGCTGTTTCCGCACAAATAAGGTACTTGTTTTGTTCTGTCTATTTTTGCTAATTAAATCTATTTTAGATTAGGTTATAATAACTGACATAAGGAGAATTTTGGTGTCGTTAGACTGGACTATAACTACGGATGACTTGGAAGTCGTATTAGCTGAACATTGTTTAAATTTAACACCGGATATAGCGGATTGGGTTTTTGAAGAAAAAGACCGAATCATGACAGTAGCCGAATCAGCATCCGACCAACTGGACAAACAGGTAAATGCTTGCCTAAGCGAAATAGAAAACATCTTAATTGAAAATAAAATAGCCTACGGACCTAAGAAGTTTTATTGACGCTACCTGTCACATTTTCTATAGTAAAACATATGGGCGGGCGGCGAAGACAGCGACGATCCAGCATCTTGGCAGGCAACATGGACTGAGCCGGAGTTAACCGACTATGACATCCTAATTTAAAAAGATACTCATGGTTTTGGAAGAAAGAGCAAGGCATTGGGCTTGGTAATGTAAAATTTATGCCTCTTAAAATTATTGAGGAAATTCTCGTTTTTTATCAAAAAACACCTACTTACAACCCACAAATGAAAATAAGGGAAAAACCTTTAAAAATAATTTCTTCGTTTAAAAAATCAGCCAAAACATTGCCTTGGCAAAGCAGTCAGACTTTCTCTAGAATTTCAACACACCGATTCCCTACAACTTTTTTAGAGTTTACTCGGGACAGATCAAAATCTTTGAGAGGGCTGCATCCTACGCAAAAGCCCGTCGCCTTACTTGAATATTTAATCCGCACATATACAAACGAGGGCGAGATTGTCCTTGATAACGTCATGGGATCGGGTTCCACTGGTGTTGCCTGTCTCGATACTGGCAGGCGCTTTATCGGCATCGAAAAAGACGATGCCTATTTTGAAATAGCTAAAAAGAGAATTGGGGAATGCCTTGGATAAATCTTTGACCGAGTACATGAAAGTCATGACATACGCCCGACACAACAACGGAGTAACGCTATATGGCTGTTGACTATAAGAGTTTTAACAATGGAAATCAGGTGGTTACGCCTGTCGCGAGTCGCACTGGACTGTAAATCCAGCAGCTTTGGCTTAAGTGAGTTCGAACCTCACCCCTCCCACCACCAACATAACCCTGAATAAGAATTTCTATATTCAGGCTTGGTTGTTCTACACTTTTCTTTGGGACTATTTTTCAAGGATTTAATTTTGAAAAATTAGATGATTATTTAATATTTAATAAGCCTTTAACAGATTAAATGTAAACCTAATCTGTAGGAGGCATTTTGGACAAGAAGGATCTTGTACTTGAAAAGATGCTTGAATACTTAGTCTCCTCTAAAGAGTTACTACTTCGAGATGGTTCTATCCAGCCTACAGTATTCGCTTCATTTGAGCATGATGGCATAATCATATTGCCTATTGTAAATAATGAAGATGAAGATCCAGAGGATTCTCTCACTTTAATATCCAAAGTTATTATCGCCTACGATGTAATGGAATATTATGTTGTTTCTGAATCGTACAGACTAACTGAAAAAAGTGATGAACATGCACTCGAAGACTGTTTGAGTGTCTCATATATTGGTCCAAAGGACGTAAAAAGGATCATTAGTTTAGTCTTTAAAAAGGTAAATACTGAAGTATTCTTCGGGGAGTTAGTAGAATTATATCCTTCTAATGTAGAAGGATCGATTAAGGATTTATTCTTACTCAAAGAGCGTGTACCTAATTTAACAGAGGCAGACAAAAAATATATTCGATTATTGTTTCCTGTACAGTCAGAAGAAGAAATTGATAAAGATTACATTCTTCATTAATGTGTACTTGACATAGTTAATACCGACTTTATATTTTATATGTAAAACATAAAGGAGGTACTGTGCTATTATTTGAAGACTTACATAAAGATGTGTCTGTTTTTAATTATCTTTTAAATTCTGAAACTTCTAAGATTGGAGAGACGAAAGATGCTTGGCTTGTTGAAGTCGATATGCCAGGAGTTCCAAAAGATAAAGTAAACGTCAGCGTCACTGGTCGCTATTTAGATCTGACAGGCGAACGAACGACAAAAGAAAAACCGTTCTTATATAGAGAACGGTTTACATTACCTGACAATATTAGGACGACGGAGGGTATTACAGCTACCCTAGACTTAGGGGTATTGATGGTAACAATACCTAAAAATATATCTAGTTCCCAGCAGATACCAGTTAATTAGTGACCTCCCCGCCTTCTGGGCGGGATTACTTTAATTATGTACAAATAATATTTTATCATCCTATACCGTAAGACCCCGTCCTTCAGGGCGGGGATATAAGGTATTCTGCGAGCGTAGCTCGCTAAATAATTGTTGACAACATAAACCTAAATATTAATACTATTAATAGTTTTCGTAGCCATTCGGCGACTAGTTTGTTCTTTGACAATTGATATTTGGTTGACCAGAGAATCCTTACCTTCTGGTCGTAAAATCAATTAGGTTAGTAGTTAAAACTAAGTATTTAGAAAACTAATAACTAAAAAATAAAACTCTGAGAGATCCATATCCCTAGCGGCTAGGTCTTAAAGTGTAAGGGTTCGACCCCGTCTCGGGCATGAGACGCTAAATGCCGCCAAGGCGGCATAAGGGAAGCCCCGTCCTTTAGGGCGGGGAGGATGTCACCTATACGTTTAATATTGGGTTGTTGTGCCAGTATCTCCTCAAAATATTTCCAATCCGCCGTGTGGTGTACGTGATTAAAACCTACTTTTTTAGCTAAAATAGAACGCACCACTACGCATCCCATATCTATAAAACATATTTTTAGTTCGGCTTTAAGATATCCATAACTGGATTTGTTATGGAAATGCGGATAATTATGCACACAGTCAAAATAAATAAAATCAGTGTCTTTATTTTGTAGTACTTCATCTACCATTACGGGTACATAATAGTTGTCCGCATTTGTAATGACCGTAGTTACCTGCTCGTTCTTTTGATTGATAAAATTTTACTTGGTCTTTGACGTAGCCTTCATCGATTAAATTTTTCCCTAATTCTACATTGGGACCATCATGAACAATATGTAGCGTCCAGTTTTTATTTGTTTGGCTTTTTATACTGTTAATAAAACATTTCAAAATATCCGTATGACCATATGTTATGGCTATAATATCTATACCGGTCATGTTACCTCAAAGGGTTAGGTGAAAATCGTCAGTCGTTAATAAGGTATTTTAACCATTTTTCAAGATAAAATTCAATGTTTTCTATATTGAATGATTCTTGGATTAATTGCTGATAGACACCATCAAGTACCTTCGCCTCTATTTGAGGATAATCAACTTTAATTGATCTTAAGTGTTTTGATCTTACCAAAACAGATTCTTTTTTTATATATAGGCTGACTTTTTCAAAAAAATTGTCAATTATAAGTTGTATATCGTCTTGCGGTGCCTCTGCATTTTCTGTCACAAAACCTCCAATAAATATGTGCTATGAATCTAGTTGAGATTAAATTGAAAATGAAAGGAAATTTCATATGAGATTTTTTCTATTTTCGGTTTTTTTGTCTAATTTAAGTTTTGCTCAACCCATTTTTGATCGTGCCTCTTGGACAACTTGGCAAGGCAAGTGGGAAGGAGATCTTTGGAATCCTGGTAATTTCGGTAACTCTATTTACATGACGTGTGTGGGCACAGATGGATCTGATGGGTCACCGGAATTCTGGGCGAATGGGATGGGTGACGATGCTGCCTCGGTAGCTTACATGGATACCTTAGCTTGGGTTAACGTAGCGGATCGCAACCCTGCTTACATCGAGGTCTACTGTGGCTACTAAAAGTAAATAACTTCAACAAGTTATAATCTATTATTAATAGCTTTATTTTGGTGTAGGAGTGTTCTAAGATTAGATGTACTAGCAGAAGTACGGAAAGCCCATAATCATGAGTATGTTTTACGTCAATGATTTCATAAGCCACCTAACGCTCAAGCGGTTAGTGAAGTTTCTACATGAGGAGTATTCGGGGGACCGCTTACTCCTTTACATAAATTCCCAAGGTGGTTGTACAAGATCTGCTTTTGCTATCTATGAAATTCTGCGTACATTATCAGAGCAAAAAAATATAGAGGTAGTCGCTCAGGCATTTGATGAATGTTATAGTGCTGCTTTAATTTTATTTTTGGCTGCTGACGAGCGTTATGCTACGAAGTATTCGACTTTTTTAATACATGAAGTGTCTATTGAGGAAAGCACAGGTAAGCACGCAGAAGGTTATAAAAACACAGCCGTACAGTTAGAAAAAGAGACATCAATACTTTACGACTTGATCGTTAAAAGAACCAATTTGAGTGCTGCTACGATTAAGAAAAAAGTTAAAGCAGCTAAAGATAACGATTGGTTATTTGATATGGACGAAGCTGAAAAGTATGGAATAGTCACAAATCCAGGGTTTTATATCCCTGAATTTGTGGAGCAAGATATCGAAATGGAAGAAGAATAATTTACAAGTCTACCATTAATTTCTTTAGATCACTCCAAGTAGAATCCAGCCATTCCCTGCAATAAACTACATATTCAGATCTTGAGTTTTGACACAGTGCTGAAGGTGCTAATTTGATTTCCTGCATAACTTTGACTTCCAGATTATGCGGCACCCAACTTTTTTTACTAAATGCTCCAGGTGCTCCAAACCAACGCCAAAGATGGATCGGAATATGAAAATTATGCTCACGTAAAAATTCGTTTATGTGGCGATCAAATACATTTTCTTCTTTAGTTGTTAATTCTCTTAATTTTTTATGGTATTGGCGAAAAGCGATTGGTGATAACCATTCATATTTTTCTGCTATAGACTTAGCTATATGATACCTAAATTGTAAATAATCGCTTACATTAAGACGCTCTCTATTTTTGAAATTATCGTATTTACCAAACCAGACATGGCGTAAATAATTTACACATAAGTATTCTAAAGTTACGGGATCTATTTGCGTTAAATCAATTTTTTCTTTTGTATACCGCTCCTGATGTAGGACAGCTCTCATTTCTAAATCAACACGGTCTAAGGTCGGCAACTCCCTAAAATCATCAACAGCCCTCATTACACGATCAAACACATCAATTACCTCCACAACAGTCAAAGCGCACTATCTACTATCGTCAAATCCTTTAGATTTTTTAGTCTTCAACCGGCAGTTTTAAAAACTGAATGCGGTCGGTGATGCCAAGGTCCCAAAGCCTATCTCTAACATAGCTTAGATCAAGCGTATCTGATTTTGATCTAATTGCCATTATGTCGGCTTTATCTTTCCAGCGCATAGAGGCTAATTTTGTGATTACGAGATCCTCTGCCGAGGCTATCTTTACCGACTTACCCAAGATAGTCGCTTGCTTTGCCCTTTTTAAAAGGTGTGTAGCGAATTCCTTGCTTTTAAAAAAGAGGAAGTCTACTTCCCTACCTTCGTATTCAAACTTAACAATATCGCGTTTTGGCTGGTTGTAGGGCATGTTTTCTGTCTGTTTGAAGCCCTTACTCTCAAACAAAGCTACTATATCGTCCATGTCTTTAGAGACAATAACAAAATCTAAATCTTGAGTAGCTCTAGGCTTCGCGTGCTCCGCTAGAGCTAACCCCCCCACCAAAACAGAATCCGTACCCTGCAACACACCAAGTACCAGCTTAAGGAACTCTTGCAAAGGTAAATGAGACGCACCGCTACTAGCAAAGACCTCAGATATTTCAAGGCTTTGAATAATACCTTTAGCACTGTTAGATATTTTGTTTAAAAATCTCATACAACCTCTTATCGGCATTAAAGAAATTAATCTTAAGTTTTATTTTTCATCAGTAACTAATTAATATAATTGAAAAACACAAAAATTAAAGTTTTTTTATACTATTTCCGATGAGTCGTATAGGAAGAAACTACTTAGGAGTGACTTATGACTACGGCATTAAAGTTAGAGCAACAATTTCAGTTGGGTACAATTATATACTGGCACGTCCGAGCCGACTTTATATCTTCGCGTATACGCCTTGAGCGTCTGTTAGTACAGATGGGAAAACTTCACAACCAACCACCTAAGAAATATAAAGGTAAAATCATAACAAAAAAGCGTAGTTATATAGATCTGTTATCAAAGAACGACTATAAGACCTGTTTTGGGCGGACCTTAAAGTCCATATTGCCCAGTGACAGCTTTTATCGTCCCAAGACGGTATCGCCTGAAATTTCAGAATTTTACGTTCATGGTCAGAGGGAATTAGATGCTGATCTTGAGGTCAAAAAAGAGTTGGTTGCGATACTCGACAAGGGTACAGGCGAATTAACTTTTAAGGATTCTTTGTCCTCGGTTCTTGAAGAAAAAATAAGAAAAGAATTTCAAGCCATGCAGCAATCTACCGATGGTGACCAGATAGCTAGGCTGCTGACCAAAGTAGTACAAGAGGAATGTAACGGATTATCTTTAAAACTCGGCGTCTACTATATACCTGATGAATTTAAGCACCGAATAAAAAACTTGGAAAAGATCATTAGTATTTTCGATCCTAAAGATATTAGCCTCTATCAAATAGCAATGAAGGACGATACGTCTACCGTCAGCAGTATACAAAATGCTGTTGTTGAAGGTTTGTTTTCGGAAATTGAAACTTATGAGAGGGATCTACTTGAAGAATATAAAATCGGTAAATTTAATAAAAAAAATAAAGAAAGGATAATTACTAACAGAACTCTTGAAATAGAAACTCTGCGTAATCGCATAACTTCTTTTTCTAAAGAGATAGGGGAAGAAAATCTACATAAATTAATTGAACAAGTCGATCTAATACTTAAAACTCTAGACGCTTAATAAGAGCCAACTTGCTAGGGTTTACGGTACGCCAATCATCTTCTAATAAGCCGCCTGTATCGCCACTATTTGGATTTAAGCTCCAATAGAAAAAAGACTTAACATTTTTGTTTACTAAATAATCAACAAAAGTATCTCCCCATATTTTATCTTTATCAACATATTTTCCTCCCCACTCGCCAATAGTGACCGCGTATTGAGTGTTAAGTAAATAACCCCAATGGTAATCCCATATAGCTGCCATGTTTGATGGAAATTCTTGTGCCTCAAAATAAGGCTGATTAGAAACCGAAGGACCATATATGTGTGGTGAAAAAACTAACCTGTTATGAGGTATGTTCGGTAAATCGGTTAAGGCTTGATGTAAATTTTCACCCCAAAAAGAAGGTATATTATCTGGCGCTGCCCCTAAATCAGAAACACCTTCGACAAATAGTAATACGTTCGGATTAATTTCTAATATAGCTTTTGCTGCTTGTTCCGATAAGTTTTTCCACTCATTCCACGTCAAACCCCACGGCTCGTTAAACAGATCAATTGCAATGACATTTTTATGTTCTAACGAGATGACAGCAAGTTTTTTTAATTGTTCAATCCATAAATTTACTGGCAGCGTCTTTTCACACGGTCCCTTTCCAGGTGCCGGTTTATCAAACATTTTATCGTCTTTACTGCATTTATGTAGATCAAGTACGACAAAAATATCTCGCTGCGCGGATAAATTTAATAAATCCTCAAGTTCGTCTTGCGGCGTATTATATCCATCAGATCCTTGAGACTTAGAATCTAGAGTTTCTTTTACAACAGGAATGCGGAGGGCATTAAAACCAAGAGATTTTATTTTATCTAAAAAAAAGGAGATAGGTTCGCCAATCCACAAACCATGTAATTTGAGATCTTGATTTTCTAAACCGAACCAGTTTAATCCTTTTAAATTGGTAGGTGTGTTATTTACAGTAATGAAACCATTAGAGTTAATATCATAAATATATGAAGTATTAGGTGATGGGTGTGAAGGTTTTGGAAACACATTAATATTATAGGTAGGATTACAACTAATAATAAAAAACAACAAAGTAATAAAAAACTTATCCATAAATAGCCTCCAAACTCAAATTAAGAACCTAGCCAGTCAGTTAATCTAACTAAAAAAGCTAGAAAAACCGTCAAAGGCTTGGTAAGCTAGGGAAGCGAACCCTTGTTTATTGTTTTTGGAGGGGTGATTTTTCGCCACCTCCACTTTTATTAAAAGAGGTTAAGAAATGAAAATTTTAATACCTTTCATCTTATATGCTTCAGTGAGTATGGCGCAGGATTTTTCAGAACACACGGAAAATCCACGTCCTGTACTTAAACCTGCCGCTGTAGTCTCTGCAGAGCAGCGTGAAGTTCAGCGCCTCCGCTTGGCATTAAGCGAAGCACAGAATCAATTGCGACAATTGCAAAGTGATGCTGCCAATAAAAAATGCGACACAAGAATTGTAAGAGACAATCCAAAGAATCATGTTTTTGGTATAGCCGGTATTGGACCAGATGGTCACAAGCTAGAGTTAAAATCTGATGGTCTGCACGTCCTACAAAACTATGCGCCTACTCTTGGTGTAGGGTATGATTACAATATTCAAGATGCTTGGACGGCTGGAGCTATAACCACTTTTGGAACAGAAAAAAGATCACTACAGGGGTTATTTACGTTGGGCTATCTCTTTTAGTAAGTGGGGTAGTAGCGCCTTCAAACCAAAATGTTGCGGATTTGGCAAAGCATCTAATGTAAACCAGTCGTAATTTTCAGTCTCCCAACACAAGACAGGGTTAAATTCGTGTGGGACTGTAATTAAATAATTATAATATTTAAAATTACCTTTTGTGAAAACCCAAAGTGGTTTTAGCTTAAAAGGACCGCTATAGCTTGTTTCTTCTTTTATTTCGCGTTTAACTGTGTCAGTAGGTGTTTCTCCTGGTTCTTGTTTTCCACCCCATACTCCCCATGTTTGCGGCTCATTTACATATTTACTGCGTAGGGATAGTAAAATTCGCCCTGTATCCTCGGCTAAAAACACGCCTCCGGCACCTGCTTTACCGTAAAATTCTTCCGCCAATACTTTTTGAAAAAATTTCATTTTTAATCCTAATAAACTCCGTCCTTTAGGGCGGGGAGGATGTCACTTTAATTAAATTAATCTCGTGGTAGTAATACCTCACTAATTACCTATACCCCACTAAAACAGTGAGGTATATTTTTTACATGATTGGTTATGTATTAAATTATTATGATGACGCAAAGCGTAGTGTAATGCCTTCGGGTTTGCTCGTCACTCATCCTTCTACTTTGCAAATTATTGCGGTAGGACAGTCTTCTTTAACCGATCTACTTATAAAAATTTTTAATGTGGGTGTTGAGTACCCTGCTTTAAATAATTTCTATGAAAAATACACAGCAAAATGTTTGCCAAAAGATATTAAAAGCCTTGATACAGTTGGTAAAAATTGGTTCCATAAAATTAGTCTAAACATGGTAAAAATAAATATTAGACCTCCTTTACATTTGACAGTACCTATAGCGTTCGATCTGAGAGATTGTTATGATGTAGAGCCTTATGAACACATAATCGTGGGAGCTTACGGTGGCTGACGAAAATTTTGCAATGGTGATATGTGCAGATCCTCAGTTGAAAAAACATTTTTTAGATCAGACCGATCAGGCGGTCTGGCTAATACCAGACACCTACGAAAATGAAATTAAAGAAATCCTAGAGACTAATATTTCTCTCTTGCCGAATATTGATTCACCTGAAGACTACAAAATGCTTATCCAAGCCATGTGTGTTCTTAAAACGTGTAAAGAGCGTCTGGCTATAATTAGGCATCATTTAAAGGGGCTACAGTATCGTTGGGATCGGTTACATAAAGAGGCATTGAAATTCATAGGTACTAAATATTATGTACAGCTTAATGCTGTACGAGATTCCACGCGAAAACAACTTTTAATAGACTCATTGGAGCCTATTACCAGCGGTGTCGAAAAACTAGACTATCTACTAGAAGTAGCCGAGGCAGCACAAAAGCATTTAGAGGACATAAACTGGGCTATAAGAAACTCCAGTGAAATGATTTCCAATTACTTTGGTGCTATGCGTGTAGTCGCGCCCGCCATTTTAAAGGAGATATAATGCCGACAATTAAAGGGCAACTCATGCCTTTTTTTGAAACAGGCTCAGAGGGAACATATTTTACACTATACGACGAAAAATTCGACGATCCAAAAGCGGAATATCGGTCGTATGAAGGTGTAAAGTTTTTAAAAAATAAAGACTTTTTAGGTATTTATGTGGGCGACTATAAAGTATGGGAAGGAAATATTTTATTTATAAATGTTTTAGAAGCTAAAAAACATAAATACTTTAAAATGTATGTTAAAAAACATAGCTATGAACAACTTTGTTTTGCCGGTCTTTGGGTTCATTATTTGCCGACAAATATAGATTTAGGTCTATGGCATGATATATTTTTTTACTCTGAAAATCCAAGATACACTGGAATCATAACGTGTCAATAACCCCTCCCTAAAGAGAGGGGCTTGAAGCCAACCACTAGGCTTCAAGAGAAAAAGGAGACTAGACTGACCAAGGACAACAGGACTCGTGGTTCCATACCACCATCCACAAAAGCTCGCTGGGGAGCCAAGCTCAGAGTAATTAGGGGTCTTAAAAGGATTCTGCCTATCACAGATATCAGAAAACAGGGTGTAAGTTGAAACCCGTCTGGAACGCTCACTGTGTGGACTCCCACAGTCTTTGTGAAAGAATATATGGTGAGAATATTCAGCCCTTCTACGGGATGTACTTCCTGTCTTTCTTTAATTTTTCAAGACGCCAGCTACATGTTCAAAATTTCGCTAAAGGTGGGATTAGAAAACTCTACGGCGGCACTCTTTCTTTAGGTCTAACGAGGGGAACTCTTGTTCACCACCCTAAGTTTGGAAGAAGTTTTGTTGGGGGTACTTCTAAAGGTTTAATTTCTTTGCATAGCGTGGAAACTGGAAAGCGCTTGACTCAAGGTGCAAAGAAGTCGGATTTAAAAGTTTTGAGTCGGTTAAAATGGAGAACGGCTTTCCTCCCCGTCCTAAAGGACGAGGTTTCCAGCCGTAAAACAGGATGAAGATCGGTCTATTTAGCGATTGGCATATTGGATTAACTAAAGAGAAAACTATACGCAAAAAATTAGAGCGTATGGTTTTTGATGATTTAGATATTTTAATCAATCTTGGTGATAATTGCGGTGGTCTAGACGGTGCGAGATCTACACAGACTATTACAAATTTAGTACGGGAATACTTTCCACAAAAACCATTTATAAGCTGTTTAGGTAATCACGACTATTGGTGCAGCAACCCTAAAAAGTCTAACCCTTCGCCTGCACGCTTTGAAGAAAATATAGCTAAAATCAAACAGGTATTTACTGAAAATAAAGTCCATTTTTTAGATACTGATGGTCCATACAGACAAGATGGAGTGTGTTTTGTAGGGCACTCCCTTTGGTATGGGCAGGACGCTAATACTAATGATTTAAGGTGGATGCCACACGCTTTAGACGGTAATACGCATCAGCATATGCGAATAAAAAGTTACAGAGAAGTGTTTGAAAATCTCGATAAACTTTTACCTTCAGACACACAAATAGTTTTTTGTTCACATTTTCCAATAGTGGAATTCAAAAATAACCTGGACATTACTTATGGCGGACCGAAATCTTTAGGTGATACGTTGCAAGAACAATACAATATTCAGACATTTCTAAATGGTCACGCACATCAAAGACATGAAGGACCGTTGAGGTATGAATCTGGATCAGACTACGGCAAACCTGAGTACATTATCGTACCTTTGAATAAAGAGGTTAATTCTTGACATTACCTATAGACAAAGATCTTCTTTATCAACGTCCAGGCGATGATGTCTTTGATAAGATCAAACATCATTTTCCTTATATTTTAGAGCAGGCTAGTAAGGTTAAAGACTTATTAGTTAAGGTAATCGTAGATGACATGATCTTAGATCATGCTTTAACTGAGGCACTAGACGACGTTGGTAAAATTCTAGAATACCAGGCTCAAAATGAAGAAATAGAAAAGCCAAAATTTAATGGATTATCTCTTTTAAAAGATGCGGAGAGAGTTGGTAAATTAAATTTTGTTATTAATTTATGTAAGGTAGTAGGTTTAAGTGATGAGGCTGCCGAAGCAGTACGGTCTGCAGAGATCGACAGACTATGGAGCGTTGAAGGTGTCACTAAAGAGAAAAAAGAACACAGTCCAGTCTTGAAAATACCAGATGAAGTATCCGTGCTCTTGCGTGAAATATCGAAAGCTTTAGGTAAGAAGGGAACCTCTAATGGCAAATAATTTAGAGAATCAACTAAATCATTTAATGAGTAGATCTGAAGATGTAGCTTCCAGAATACAAAGTTATGTTTCAAGTAAAAAACAATCTAGTTTGGAAACAAATCTTCAGGAAGATGCTAATGTAAAGAATGATGAATTTGATGAAAGTCAAAGTGAAAGTTTAGATGTTTGTCCCTATAAATTTATTTATTTAGGGTACAGTTACGTGGAAATGCCAAGCTATGCTGACACTCTAAAAAAAGAGATGGAGCCGCATAATTTTCTTATTTTTAATCCTCTAGTGCCTGTTGAACAGCAATTTCATGAAGCACAACACAAAGAAGCATTAAAAAATATTACATCAAAAGTAAAATTAAGTGAATTGAAGTTTCTTAAACTTAGTTATGACTACAACAAGCCTTTAGAAGAAGTTTTACCTATTATTCGTCAAGCAGATACTAAGACAGATGTAGATAGTATGATCTTTAAGGAACTTTATTTTTTGATGCGTTCATCTCTGATGATTTGCGATTTAAATATGGAACCTTATGGTCCAGAACTATATCAAAAATTATTTTATGCAAAACTTTTTGAAATACCTGTAATTGGGATTGCACCTTCTGGGCGAACGCTCAGTCCTTACATATTCAAATATACTAAGGTGTTATTAACTGACAGTTTTAATTTAGGTAATTTATTACCCTTAGTAAGGGGCTATTCAGATTGTTCATATTAGATTTATTTCCATTGTCTGAATGGGAGTTCAATGCCTATATCTGATATATATAATTTCACTGAAAAAAGATTTTCTACTTTTAATCATTCTATGCGGATCTACATAGCAGGTAGTGAAGTATCTAAGTGGTTGTCAGGTAGCGTTTCTATTACCTATGCAGGTAGGGATGGCTATAATTTAGCCTCGTTTGATTTGCAAAACCCCCAAAAAGTTTGGCAAGTAACTCGTGAGAATTTAAAAGGCGCAGGAAATAATGTAGGTAATTTTCGCAGCACAAGTGACTTTAATGATGAATCTGTAAAAAGAGACATCTTTAATGCGAAGCAAAAAACAGAATCAAATGCTTATTATAAATTGGATACAACACAGTCTGTGTTAGGGCAAACAAAGACTGAAAAGGTAGACTTTTCTTCTAATGGCTCTATAAGTAGTAATGATGCTTTTTATAAAAATCCATACTATCCACCCGATACTTACGAGGAAAGAAAGTATAGGTTAGCTGTTAATGATTGCATTTTTAACAAACATGATTGGGTGCGTATTTTCAAAAAAAATCCCTTTTCAGTAAAAGGGGATGAGTGGGTTGAAATATTCTGTGGCTTTATTCAAGAACACCCGATCACTACGGATTTTATAACTGGCAGTTCTGCGGTGCGTATATCTTGTAGCTGTATTAAACAACAGTTAGCAAAAATGCGTGTCCAAACAAATATTCATATATCTGATACAGATCCACAGCCAATTCTTGATAAAGGATTTTACGCGGATTTTATCAATACTTCTTTGCTTACACATCCATTTGCTAATCAAAATTTACAAGATTCAATCACAAACCTAATTTTAGGTAGTACGATAAATAAGACAGTCGATGAATCCTCTCTAGAAGAATTAAAAAGGCGTGTGGGCTATTTCAGTTTGGGTAACGTCATTTGTTATGATCCCCAGTCGCCTGGGAATACATTAGAACGCTGGCATTTAATGACCGTTTTCGGTGTTAATAAAATTCCATTCCCTCAAGGTGGTGGGGTGGATGATTTATGGCTGACAGCTAAAGACATGGATATATTAGGACAGGCTACATCTCCTAGTAATAAGAAATATTCTAAGACAGTAGGCGGACCTACCGCACGCTATTTACATTTTCTTATGCCCGCATCTGGCGTTGGTCCAGGTAACTTAACATCATATGATATGATGTCAGGATCGGGATCTGAGGCTAGGGACTGGACTACACGCTGGGAGTGTATTAGAGACTTGGCAAGCAAACTAGATTTCCAAGTTTTGACTTCGCCTTCAGGCGATATTCTTATTGAGTTCCCTCAATATGGTTTTACTCCATGTGCCTATTTGACAAATTTCGGTAATACTCCATCTAACGTATCATCTTCAGTCAAGAGTGCTGCAGACGAAGCCAAGAAAAGTTTATCAAACCCGCTAACAGGTAGCAGTAAACCTAAGAGTAATCAAAAAGCATTTCCACAGTGTGATAAAACAGAAAACAGCATAGCTAATTTGTTTACTTTTGATTTACATCAAAAAGAAGAAACACTAAATGATGAAGCGGAAGATTTCCCAACAGTGCTTCAAGTTGGTGGTGGGTTTGCTTTTAATGTATTGAACGATGCTACTAATGGTGCAATAGAAACATTTTCTCCTAGAGCTTATGTTTATTCTCCTGCTCTGGTAGACCGTTATGGTGTTGTAACAGGTCAAGTTGACTTCCCGTTTGCAGGACAAAAAGCGGAAGAAATCCAACAAAATGGCAGCAATACATCTATAACTCAAAGATTAGCACAATTAGGATTGATAGAATTCACAAAGCGCATGGCTGATGCTTCAATGTGGTCAGGCTCTGTAATCTATAGACCTTTTTTATTTCCGAATAGACCTATACACCTTAAAAAATCCGCGAGAATTGGTTTATTACAGAGTGTAACTTATAACTGGACAGTGGCGCAGAGTGCAGGTGTCACTCTTAGTTGTAATATGATTATGGCTGAAAGACATGACGGTTCTTATCGATTATTAACAGGTGCGGTCAACACTCCTATTGATTATGGTGCCGTTTGGGGTACACCAGAATCCACGGCTGGGAATTTAAATAAGTTATCCGGTACAGGCAAAGATAAAGCTGTTCCCCAAGCAGCTAACAGTGGTGTTTATGTCGAGACGGGATCGGCTAAAGACGCTAAAAAAGATGTACAAACGAAACAATCCACACCGGACCCAAAAAAATATTTACAAACTTTAGGTAAAAACCTTGATATGCTCTATCCGCCGTTTAGAAAAATGGTGGAAGAATTATACGCAGCTTGCGTTGCAAAAAATATTCCTTTGACTATAACTTCAACTTATAGAACTCCAGAAGAGCAAGAAGAAATACGGAAATACAATATTGCACATGGTTTACCTGCCGCAGAAAAATTTAAGTCGTATCACAATTATGGTTGTGCCGTAGACTTTAATATAGCCGTGGCTGGAAGAAATATTAATCATCCTGCATATGCTTCGATAAATAATGAAAATGTCATTTCCACATATTCAAACGGTTATACTCTTTTTTGGGGTGGGAAGTTTAAAAGAACTCCCGATGGTATACATTTTCAAATTCCTTTTGAGTGGAAAATGTCTGAAGAAAGAGCAAAGCAAATTGCTGACCTTTATAGAAAAAATAATTTGTCTGAGACAGAATGTGTAAAAAAAGTTTGGGCATGTTTAAATGCGTTAAATCCCGATTTAGTAAAAAATGAAGTATCACCCGCAGATCAAAATATTTTAGAGGAAGTAACTAAAGCTTTGGGTAATAGGTACTTTACCTCTGTAGCCGGACCATATACGGCTGCACATTTAGGTGAATTTATTCCGCCTAAACCATGTGAAAAAGTAGTGCTTAAAACCGCTGGTTTAAAAAGAAAGTCCATCTAATGGATTGGAGATCACAAGTCACTAAAAATGCCGCTAGGTCGAATCAGCTTACAGGAGCTAATTCACAGACCGGTCTTTTTAGCGCCTTTATAGATACTGCAGGCGGGGAAAATCAAAGCGGGAAGTTTGTCTATGCAGGTGGTGAGCGTAGCATTCCATTACCGATGCCCTTTGAAAGTAATACGTCTTGGATTAGAGCCATACCTGAAAACGGTACACCGGCTATGTGTAGCTACAGAAATGATACCGGCGATCTAGTATGTGTGAACTATTATAGTTTTAACCCAAAAGATAAGATAAGTGGATATACGGGCAGTAAAAATATTTACAGAACACTAAAATCGGGTGAGATAGAAATAAACTCGTCTGGTATGGCTCAATCCTATTACTCTCAGCGACCTGTGTTAGAGCAAAGAGCAGGAGTATGCCGTACATGGATAGACCAAGACAGACTAGAGATAGGAGCAAAATCTCCTCTCCATACCAAACAAATTTACGAGTATAAGGCTAAAGAAATAGGCGATGAGGAACGCTTTGGTGCTGTTAAAAGACCTTATAACTTTTTGTTTGATCCTAGTACTTTACAGCCAAGAAATCCATTATCCGCTATATTAGCTACCTCAACTACTAGTTCTAACTATTTTGATTATCCTTATCCGAATTTTACTTTACCTACAGGTTTTCCAAGTCCGAGTTTTGCACAAGTAACTGCTACTGCCGCAAACGCTGCTGCCGCCGCTTTAATTTCAATAGGTGAATTTAAACAGAGAATATTTGCTAAAGAATACCTTAAGGTTCTTAAAAACCCTCTATATCCAACAGCACCAAATCCTATTCTTTTAGATATTCGAGAAGGGCAAGTATTTGATGACAAAGGTGTACAAACTATAGGACCTAATGGTGCTTATATTAGGGCGAAATACGATTACTATACACCCGCTTTAGATTCTACGAGCTTTGTTATAGATGAAATCGGAAACGTAAACTGGAATTTATCTTTAGCATCTAAAAGCGGTTGGAATGTTTTATCCCCTGCCGGTCCTATTAAAATGGCTACGTCGCTGCAAGGCATGAATTTCACATCGGCTCTAGCTGTTGAGGTACTGGCAGGCACTTCAATTGGAATGACCGCAGGTACAGATGCTACATTTGATGTCGTTAGTAATATGGAAGCCACGGTAGGTGGTAATTACAGTGTTAACTGTATTGGATCGGGGTCGCATCAATATAATACTGGTTTAGAGGTCAAGTCTAATGCCAGTACGACAATTAATTCGGCTGTAGATTTAATTTTAATTGCTACTAGCGGAAATTTTAAAGCCTCTGCACCTATTATGGATTTAAGTTCCAGTGCTAGTTTTAAATTGGCATCCCCAACGATAGATATAACTGCTGCAGGTGCTTTAATGCTTAAAGCTGCCGACTTAAAAATAAGTGCTGCCACGCTAGGATTAGGTGCCGCTCCAGCACAATCTATGGTGCTAGGAGAAGTTCTCGTAAGCTGTTTGAATTTAATTATACAAGCAATTTCTTTACCTGCCGTATCTACTGCTCCTGGTAGTCCTGTCGTCCCAAATGCTGGGTTAATCCCTTTAATTACTCAAATACAAGCTCTAATAACCACTTTAACGTCTAAAACAATTAAGGTGTCACCTTGAATTTTAATTTCACAGAAGAAATGGGTTCCGTGCAATTATGTCCAGGTTTGTTGATAGGCGACACAGAACCTTCTACATTACCTATAATACCTTATGTTATGACCGATTTCACTTTAGTCATGAGTTCTAATTATAGGTTTTCGTATAATCAATATAGATATGTAGAATTTGGCTATCTTTTAACCAGAGATTCCGGCACAGGAGACTTTATTGTAGAGTATGGGGAGTTTCATGTTTTGTCTAAAGCAAAATATAATCCGGCTATAGATCCTAATAGTTATAGCCTTCCCTATCTTTTAACAGGTCAACAAAAATTGGTTACCGATAATAATATTGGAGTGGAACTAGGTGTACTGACTGATGAAACAACATTGAATACAGATCCGCAGTGGGGTATTTCTTACAGAATTACTACTGCCACGCCTTTATATTTTCCATATTTAAGAATGTTTATAACCAAAATGCTACCTACCTAAACCCAATCATCACGCATCGAATCATAAAAAGGATTATCTATAGGGTAGTCTAAAACATTATCAATTTTTGGATTGTTTTCCAGATATTGATGTATACCTTCAGCATATCCTCTATATAAACAAGCCCACAAACTTACGTTTGAAGTATTCATAATAATTTTTTTGCATTCAGAAAGTATTAAAATAATCGCAAAAAATATCTGATTTAGATTTACATTTTTGTGCTCATGGAACCAACAAAGCTCACTTTTGTTACTTCCTTTTAGGTAATCCTCTTTAAAAATAATTGCATCTGTAAAAATACTTTTAGATGCATCTAAAAATTCTTGTTCGTCAGATTGTAAAATAAGACTATAATCGGGATTATTATAAAGTATTTCACGTATTTTATTGAAATACGTTTCATATGAAGGTAGCTCGCCTTCTAGGCGTTTATCAGTACCTCTATAATAAACACCAATAGTCTTTTCAAGATTCAAATTATAATTTTCTTCTAATTTATTTTTAATTTCTAAAACTTCTTTTGATGGAGAGAAGTATTTCTTTATAACAAATTCTAAATTTGAAAAATAAATGTCTTTGAACTTACAAAAAGACAAAATCTCCTTCCCCCAAAGATCTAAATATAGGGGGGAGGCTATGATATTAGGCTTTGATTCATCTATATCTATTTGCTCGTTCAAAACAAGGTCTGAATATTTTGTGAATGGATAGACACTACCAATAGCAGCTTCATTTAGCCTGTAATTAAAAAATTCCTCGGCATCTTTGGTTTCTTTATATTTACAATATATTTGCGAGCGATCTATTTCTGGTAAATGTTTATATTTATTGTAATATTCTACAATACTTGCTAACGTAACTGTACTATCACTAAAAAATCCATATCCATGTTTTATTTTTAATATATTCATTGGCTACCTTGTTGGTGATATCAGATTCTTTAAGACCATTTTTCAAAGGATCTATAGTGGATTTTGTCAAACCAAACCATCTTCGTTATGCTCAGTGTGAACTGCCTACAAATATTGAGGCACTTCTAAATGCATTTACTGATGAATTTTATACTGACATGTCAATTATAAGCAACAATTTAGATAACGCTGAGAAGAATATAATACCTGGATTATTGATAGCTCTTAAAGAGCAAGTAGATATAAGAAATCAACTAATAAAAGGTGCTCCAGTAAAGGAACTAGCTTCACTTCAGGCATTTCAAGATAATCTACGTTTAACTAATCCTGAACTAGATGAAAACGATCCTTCGGTTGTCTCCCTGGATGAACGTAAATTGTTAGCTGCTGGTATCGTTTTGTTAAACGGCAAAATGTTTGCCTCTACTGTAGGTAATGATTTAGAAGCTTTTCGGCAATTATGGTTCGCAACTAATGGTAACTACGAAGCCTTTTTAGCTCTCGGTGATGGTATTGCAGACAACGTCGATGGAGCGTTTACCTTAGTGCAGTATCTTACTAATGGTAAATTTCCTTATTTAAATTTCTCATTCAATAAATTAGATACATATTTAGAAAATATTAAATTATCTAAATATAAACAAAGTGTTATATGGGTTAACAAAATAGGTGTTAATACATCTAATGGAAATAAATTAAAAGACATAGGCTTTGATGATACAAATATCTCACGCATTTTTTCTCGTGGTCAACCTCGTGACGCGGATATTGTCTTAGAGGGTTATTTGACTGAATCCGTAGCCCAAGTAAAAAGTTTTACTGAATTGTGTCTTTTACCTTTAAGTAATGAAAAAAGAAAACCTCGATACCAGAATGAAGTTAAATTTTTAACAGTGGGATTAAAATCGTATCTTAAGTATAGACAAAATAAAAATTTAAGTAGTTATGTGTTTAATACAAACTACTGGGAGTTAGTAAAAGCCCACTTTAATTCTAATGACATGAAGGAACTATTTGAAAATAGACCAGAAGTAAAAAACATTTCTCTGCCTGTTGACGATTATATTATTGGGGACCTACTAAACGAAGCAGGTAAATTACCACTATACTCCTCTGCTATACATTCCTTTCTAATCAGTTTATCTCAAACCACTTTTGATGGTGATTATGAAAGACAATTAATAGCCTTAACTGATTCCTTTTTGACTGAATTAAACGCAACAGAAAAAGGACAAGCTTTTAAAGCTGGGATAGACCAGTTATTTTTAGAATTAAAAGGCAACGATACAATAAAAAAACGCACACGAATTGCTGAATTGCCTGGTGCATTTATTAGGACTGACCAAAAAGCAACTGCCGGAGAAATAACCAGCGCAATCAATGATGAAATTCTGAATAGCCCTAATCCAGAGCTTGCAAAAATAGGAGTAGATACAGGAAACATAGGCGATCAAGCAATCAATACAAAAAATAAACCCACCAACGGTTTTCAAACCGCTGAAAATTACATGACAAATCTCTTTCGTCGTGTCGAATGGAAACAGAATTTTTCAAAATGTAGCAAATCAGAAAAAAATACTAATAATTTTAGTAAATTAGAGGCTGAGGCGCAGAATACAGATAAATTCAAAAAATATAAAGATATTAAAGACTCGAAGACTGGCAGTACTGCTGATTCAAATATAGCTTATAATCAAGATATAACAAAAGCGTCCCAGGCGGGTCAAAGCCGTCGTTATATAGAGCAACAACAAGCAGCACAACCAACTCAGGTATCAGGTAAATTTCAGTATCAATGCACACCATATGTCAGCACCGAATTTACAAGATTGATAGAGCAATCTTTAGCCGATTTATCAAAAGATGTGATTACGGCTTGTGAATTCTTAAAGCGTGGGATTCTTTTAGTGCAAGATATCGTAGATACGTTAATTGCTAAGGCACAGTCTGTATTGAATAAAGTTTTGGGAGTGTTAGAGAGGCTTTTAACTCTAGATTTTAATATTGGTGGAGCATTAGGTTTTGATACCTCGGTCATAAAATGTTCATGGTCATTAGATTTTGGTTTAAAAATTGATTTATTTGGACTTTTGCTGCAAAAACTAAATGAATTTTTTAAAACATGGGGTTTACCGATAAAGGAGATACTTGTAAATATACAAGATATCATAGCTAAAGCTATTTGTGTTCCTGTTCGATTAATTGAAAGCTTTGCTGGTGGTGTCAATAGCCTTCTTAATTTAATTGGCTGTAGCGTAAAAGATGTACAACTTCCTGATGCATTTATTAATTTATTAAACTCTATATTATTTACATTTGATTTAAGAACTTTAGTGCTGCGTAGTGGTTATCAGAGTTTTTTACAATTATCTGCAAACTTTTCAAAAAACAAAGATGCCTATAGAGGGCTTACTCAGTTTGCCTCTTTATGTCAAAAAAACTCCATGAAGGATGTAGTAGACGGTATTGATAACGTGCTTCTCAAGGCGGCAGTGATGGGTCCATTTAAAGCCGCTGACGCTATAGGAAAATCAGCCGAGGTACTTACAAAACAAGCGTTGTCTAAAACAATTGGGGTGGCAATATGAGTATTTCTTTAGACGACAACCAACAGAATATAGTATCGGCAAAACGTAAAGCGACTAGACCTAAATATTATAACAAGGCAACAGGTAAACTTACTGAGATTAGTCTTGATTTTGAAGCTTTTTTAATTCTCCAAGGAAGGCAAAGAAATCAAGACACGGTAAATTGGTTAGACCAATGTACCGACTTTTCTACTAGGGACTTAGACCGTGATAGTCTCGCTGCTACAGCCATTAAAAATGAAATAGAAGATGCCCAAAAAGCACAACAAGAATTATTGCCTCTTATTAATTTATTTGAACGCTTTAAGGCTAGTTATAATCTTACAGGATTTGAAAATATAGCAGAAGCAGGTGCTTTGTTAAATGATATCCAAAAAGCTATGGATGAAGTGCTTAATTTAACAGATAGACTTAATCATAGAGTAATTTACGGCAAACAATCTTTAAAACTGCTCAAAACAAATGGGATGACATCAAATGATGAAAAAGAACTTAATAGTTGGTATGCGTCACTGACCGCGTATTAGAAAGGATATATGTCTGTTGCCTTAAAAAAAGCCGATGGTGATTTGTTTATCAATCCAGATTCCGGTCGGACAGAAATTGTGTCTGGACCTACTAAAGTAGATCAAGAACTTTTCTCTTTATATACAACAGATTATGATCCTATTAGGAATTGGGGTTCTTATTTAAATATAAAATATTATTCAGGTATTAATTCTTTAGCTGAATTTAGAGCAAAACTATATTCCGATTTGACTACAGCAAATAATTTAATTTTACAGAAACAATCTAACGATATTACTTTAGATGATGAAAGAGAAAAAATACAAAAATTTAGTAATGTTGCTGTATTTGTAGATCCGGCATCGCAAGCTGCTGCTTTTATATCGGAGGCACAAGTAGGTGATCCAGCTACTACTGTGGGAAAAACACTCTTTTTAGACTTCAAGCCTCTAAGTATACGACACGTATTACCACCACCGATATCTCTTGGCTTTGAATTTTTTAACAAAAAAGGACAATGATGGCACGTTCCGAACAGCAAATCACACAAAGTCTTAAAAATAGCTTTAACAATATAAATCCAAGTCTAGATTTAGCTGTCGGTCCCACCTACGACTATACTTTGCGACCTATACCTACAGAGCTTGCTTACGTTGAAAGCTCTGTGGATAGAATGACACAGTTTTACAGCGGCAATTTTCCTAACGTAGCAACTTCAGATGAAGCACTAGATTTTGCGAACAATTTTGGTATCTCGGTTTCTTTAGGTGAAAAATCTACTGGCAATTTAACTTTTATCCGAAACTCCCCCCCACCGGCTGGTGTGACTTTATTTATTCCTGTTGGGCTTATAATAGGCACAGTAGATGGACAATATTTATTTCAAACATTAAATGCTGTGTATATGTTAGGCGACTACGCCAGTACATATTATAATCCACAAACAAATAAATATGAGATTAGTGTTGCGATACAATCTGTTAATCCGGGTTCGATTTATAATTTACCACCAAAACGAATCACAAAAATTATTGGATCTATAAATCAAAGTGATTTTGATGGGGTACGCCAAGATGCAGCTATGGCTGGAGGCACAGAGCCTGAAACGTCACAAGAATTAGTCAGCAGAGTACTACAACAATTTAAAGGAATTAATTTAAATTCAATAACAGGTATAGCCACACTTGCGAATCGTTTTATCCCTACTGGAATCATCACTACTGCCATAGTGCGACCTTCAGACCGATTAGAATTTAGGCGTCCTACTACAGGTCCCGCGTTGGATTTATGTGTTGAAGGCACAATCTCGTTACAGTTTTCTGAAGAATATTTTGCGGTAGGTGGAGAAGCTACTTTGATCTTAGATACGGCAACAGCAACATCTATATCCCAAGTCCTTGTAAATAGTGAAATACTCGATGCTAATTTGTGGTATTTTCAAGCAGAATCATCTGTAGAATATACGAGATCAACTAAAGCACAAAATAAAATAAATTTTATAATACCCCTGACCGCCAATGATGTCGTGAATATAATCGGCGTACAAAATAGTTTATTAAGCGAGCTTCAATCCATCATGTCGTCGTCAGATGATGCTATATTCAAGACCGATGTGTTAGTACGCTCGTTTGTAGATTTACCTGTAACGGTAGGTCTAGACCTCAAACTCAAGACCTCACCTTTGGCAAGTGTAAACGACGTAAGAACAGCATTACCAAGTATTGTAGCAAACTATATTGAACCTGGAACAATACCAGAATCGTTAGACGCAAAAAGTCTTTCTGATTTTATCAAATCGTCAATTCCAGATGTCGATAGCGTTAAAATTTATAAATTTAAGAGGCTGGTAAAATCCCTAAGCGATGTGGAAGTAGTTATACCTCTTAAGAACGAAATTCCAAGATTCAATTCCATTTCATCATCTTTAATTGTAAGATCGTAAACATGGGTGTAATTAAATTAGAATATAATTTAGGTTTAATATCGGAAACTTATAACCGACTATTAGCCTCTTTGCCGACTGGGGAAGACAATATCACTGCTGATATTGTTGTACCTACTCATACCTCTGATCGTCCAGTCACATTAAAAGTGTCAGGTTTGACCGCCAATACCCCTTATATTTTCCATGTAATGGCTGAAAGTCAAAATGCGGATTCACCCACAATAGGCTTTGTACCAACTAGTGACGTGCAATACCTGCCTGTACAGTTAAGTCATGGATATAATAATGTCTTGATTTTAGATAATCAAGGCAATCAAAGCACGTTTAGAATAGCTGTCGCGCATTATGCAGTACTTTTTCAAGCCGAATCAGAACAGATAGCAAATTATTCTTGGGTTCCAATTAAGAATCTAGAAAATAATGTTCAATCTGAAGTTGGTTATATTTTAGCCAACCCATTAATTTCTACTTTTAATAAGTATATACCTACCGATTTAGAAATCCTTGCGGTTTTAGCAAATAAATTGTTAGTCAAAAACATGCTTTGGCGTCCAGGTACGGATGCAGGAATAGATGAACTGCTAGCTGCTTTTTCTGCTTCACATCCCGTCATAATGCCTATGAAAAATTTAGGTATAGCCGAGACACCTCTTTATAGAGGGGAAGAAGACTTTGCTGGTTATGAGGCTCACGTATGGTTACCTAACCGTGAAGTAGAACGCTGGAGAACTTTTCTACAATATATAAACAATCTTCCTCAATTATTTTCACTCGTGCAAATAAATGAAGGTGAAGTTTTTATTAAGCAGGGTGACGCCCTACATCGTCATGTTTTCGATTTTGAATCTGATTTTGCAAACACTGTATTAGAAGGAGTTGTAGGAAGTACTTGCTTTGAGCGTATATTTCGGTTTTCTCTAGTGTCTGAAAAAGAAATCTTTATGGGTTTTTGTCAGGCATCCTATCCGTTAGATAATAGTATGCCCGCACTCCTCACACCGGATACTGATTTACTTGCAGTCACAAAATTTCAAGACTGGTCTTTGAGTGGAAGATTTGAAAAGCAATATGATATTTCTTATAATAAACATAAATGGGTTTATGAAATACCGACAGGAAATATAGATAGTGTTAATCGCTTTTTTGATTTATCACAAGTACCAGCTACCCACTCTGCTTTAAAATTATTTTTAGATGGTTTGTTATTAAGATACTTAGTTGATTATCATATATCTATTGAAGATGATTTCCGGTCGGGTGTTTATCCTATTGCATCTTCTTTGAATCCAATGATTTTGGATATTCCTGTAGGTACACCTAGAAGAATTAATGCTCCTGTTTTTTCTTCTATAGAAATAATGGGTGGTGTAAATACTCAGTTTCTTGTAACGGCAAATAACCAGACCGACACTAATCTTAGTTTTATTATTTCTTCACCTCCGATCCTTGGACCACAAGAAGCTAAATTACACTATATAACACCAGACCTAGCAGCTAGTAGCTACGGAGGTAAGAACCAGTATGGTACGGCATCCGTGCCCATAGGTGTTACTAATTATAACTTAGTATTCCCGACGCCTGCTTTGGATTTTCAGTACCAACTTTTCGTACAGTTAGGTGACGAAGGTAACGTAGGTAACGTAGGTAACGAAACTTTATCAGTTGTAGGTACAACATCTGGTGCGATTGGCTTAACCTTTAATTATGACAAGCTAGCGCAAAAGTTTACTCCGCTCTACGGTGGTATTACGTCCGAAGTGACGGTAAGGATATCTGTATCACAATGGGCAGGTGGCTCTACTAATCTCTTAGCTCAAATACAAGCCGTAGATAACGGTTTACCTAGTGGGATACCTCTAGCAACCACTGAACCTTTTGCCGTAACTTCTGTTATACCTGATGTTGATGTGACTCTTAATTTTTCATCTACTGTTTCATTACAGGCAGGAACAGAATATTTCTTAGTTCTGAGCTATGCTGGTTTACAGATTGGTAGTGAAATATTATTTACATCTGCTAATACAGATACAGGATACATATATAGTATAAACACTGGTCTTTGGAGTAGCCAAAATTATTGGTCTTTTGGGTATTCATTAGTGTTGCAAGCACAAGTAGCCACACAAATAGATTGTATTGTTCGTTCACACACTACTACAAGTGCTCTTATAGAATTTTCAGACGCCACTACTAACACTAAATTACATTGGTGGTTATTAGAGGAAAATAATATTGCCCTCGAAAACGACAGTGTATCAGTGCCTAACGGAAGTGACACACTCGAAATTACTTTCTTAGAAGGACCATACTTTGAAGAAGTTGTTATATTAATCCAACTTTGGAATACTGAGGCTATTAGCCCTGTTTCGATACCACTTATTTCTTTTACAAATAAAACTGCTTTTTCGATGAAGGTTCAGTTCTCAGAAACATTGGGCGATAATTATATTATCGACTATGCTATATTTCCAAGTGCTGCAGGTAATCACATTGTCATGCATTACCCTCCCGTTACAGGACAGGTTTTAGAATGCCAATATGATACCGAATGGGAATATTGGAGCAACGTCGGACCTATAGAGCAGAACGATGGATTGAGAAAAACTTTTACTCTACCTACACGCTGCCCAATACATGAGGCACTGTATGCGACTTTAGACGGGAGAGTTTTAGTCCAAGGTTATAATCAACAATATACAGTCCTCGACGACACTCAAATACAACTGACTTTTACACCGCAATTAGGACAAAAGTTATGGTTTAGTTATCCCACAACTGATCTATTAGGAAATGCGCCTGAAAGCTCTTGGCATCAAGGATATTTAACAAGACAAGGCACCTACCAGGGCAGCTATGCTAAATGTGATATTTATAATGATGGAGTAATACAAGCCGGAGATTCAATCACTATCTCAGGTGATATTCTCTTAGGTGTAGCAGGTGCTATAGGTACGGTAAATGTAGCATCTAAAATAAATGAATTTGATACTCTAACTTTTGTTGAATCTGCAATAACCTTCAAAGCTGTATCCTATACTACTTACAGTAGCCCTTTAGTGCACGGTACTTTTGCTGCTGATGCTGATGTAGATACTATTAATAATAGTATAAATCTTATAAATAACGGTCTTCTTAATAATCAATTAATTTACCTATATTTTACAGGTAACGCACCTACAGGTATTACTCCATTAACAAGATACTTCGTTGCGGAAACCACACTCAACAGCTTTAAATTGTCTACAAGTGTGAACGGTGGGAATATCATCGATATATCCGGTATAGGCACTGGTTTGGGTTATGTTGCTTCTGGTGCGCTACCTACAGAGTTTCCTTGCTTAAAGAGCCTAAAAGAAGATGCTCAAGCATTAACAACTGTAATAAATAATTATGACGCGATTAGTACAAATTTTTTAGCCTCTTACTCCAGCAGTATAATTACGATAAAAGCAAGAAAACCAAATTTTAATCAAACTCTAACTAAAGTAGGTGCTTCATTAACTGTCTCAAATATTACTGGTGGTGTTCCACTAACTAAGAATGAACAACAGTTAATAACTTTTTCTACAGTACCTAGTTCTGGTAAATTTGCTTTACAGTTTGCTGAGTATAAAACATCTTATATTAATTATAATGCAACAGCGGCTGTTATACAGTCCACAATTAGACTTATACCCCATTTAAATGATGTAGTTGTAATAGGTAATTTTGCTACGGGGTTTACGTTAGATTTTGAAAAAACAGCAGGTAGTAAATCACAGCCGCTTTTCTCTGTAGTCGGTCCTAGCCACACTTTCGATCCTATAAATGTAAATGAATTTATACCTAATACTATTTATAAAATTAACCACGGATATTATGAAACTCAGCCTGTAACTGTTTTGACTACAGGAACTTTGCCCGCAGGTCTTTTAAACGCTAAAACATACTACGTCCATGTTGTAGATGAAAACAATATCGCTTTAAATGAAAGCGTAGCTGGTAGTATTGTTACTTTAACTTCAGGTGGTACAGGTACGCATCATTTATATGCAGACACTCTCTATACAGTAAATAATCGCGTCGAAATTACTATTACACGTACTATAGAAGGATACGGTAATAGATTTTTAGCTGGAGTAAGTCAATCAGATGATACGCTAGCTTTAGCTGATTTGATTCAGTCAAATATAAATTTAACTAGTCAATACTTATTAGATCTAACTGATGGGCATATAAGTCTTATATCAAAACAAATTGGAGCGAAGTTTAATAATCCTGTTGTAGTCGTTGGCGCATCCATTCGTGCAACTAATTTTATAGATGGTACAGATGCTAAGTTAGGTTTGCCTATGCGGGCAGAAAAGCAATTTTATCATCAAGAGGCACCTATAGTCTCCTTAGATGGTATTAGTACCCGTTTATATAAAGGTTATGGTGGTGTCGATATAAAATTTGATACTGAGCCGACTAACAGACAAGAACCTTATATGGTTTCACAGGTCTATCCCGTAGAACACCATCCGTTGGATTCTATGGAAGTGAATTTACCTTGTGCTTACCCCAAAGGGCAATACACACAAGGATTATCAGCACATTTAAGCGATGTAGAAATAAATGTAGACCAAGATGGTACGTTAATAAGAATAGTAAATAACTTGCCCTTTCAGGAAGCACCAACAGGTGTACTTGATGGCGTTAATTGCATATTTGATTTATCTCTACCTTCATGCGCTGGACAAAATTCTTTATTATTGTGGTTAGATGGCATACTTCAACCACCTACCACTTATAACTATAGTGTTGTAGCAGGTCATGGACGAATAACTTTTATTACCCCACCTGAAAGTGAACAAGTTTTGTGGGCTTGGTATATACCTTATGGTGACGCCTGCGTTTATGAACACGTAGTGGAATTGACAGGCACTATAGACGGCAGCAATCAAAATTTTGCTATTCCTAATTCTCCGTTTGCGGACCAAAATATTCTTTTAGTATTTTTGGATGGTCTTTTAAATATTCAAAATATTGATTATGAAGTTGATACCGGCAATTCTTCGATTACCTTTCTAGGAGCATTTGCTCCAAATATCGATCCTGTAAGTTCCACCCCTCAAACTTTATGGGCACATTTTAATGAAGGTGTGTTAGCTGCAGAGCCTTGGCGACAAGTTACCGTAGGCACAGGTGATGGTGTCGTAAATGTTTTTACAATTCCTCATTTATTAACGACAGAACTGCCAACCTCTAAAGATTCAGTAATCGTTGCTATGGATGGTTTAGTACAAAGAGAGGATGTCGATTTTACGGTAGAGATTGGCATGACGGGTTTTCCAACAGGACAGTTGACTTTTACTATACCACCAGAGGTAGGTCGCATCATACAGACAGTTTATATTACAAGGGCTTCATAAATGGCGATAGCCAACCAAAAAATAAAAACAGAAGATGTCATCAGTATTTTAGATACTAAAATACTTTCGACTAGTGCCCACAGCTTATTAAACGTGCTCGTAGGTGAAAGTTATGATGCAATCTTAACAAAACTTGCCTCACAAGTTTTAAGTCCCGCAGAAAAAGAAGCCTTTGATAACACCCTGTCCGTTCCTTCAGCTACCAACCCTATAGTACTAAAAAATGATTTGCAGAGTTACATACCACAAGCAGATCTAGGTGAAGTAAAAGATTCCGTTCAGACCTTTGCCGATTTACCCCCTACGGGTAATACAACAGGTGACCTGCGTGCTGTTATCGACGACAATATTATATATCGTTGGAATGGTTCTGCATGGATTGCTTTTATTCATACGGGAACTTTAGATCACACACAGTTAACTAATTTTAATGGTAGCCCTAGCTACCAGCATTTGAGCACGGCTGAAAAATCTAACCTTTTATCTCAAACACATATCCATAGTAATTTATCGATTTTACAACAGATTACTTCTTCTGGATCTGGGCAGATTATAACAACAGCCGAGCGAAATAACTTACCCACAGCATCACAAAAAGCGGCTTTGGTGGGAACGTCAGGGCAACCTAGTGCCACAAATCTATACGTCACAAGTTTAGATTCCAGGCTTAATACTGTAAGAAATCCTTACATAACTATTGGACCACCTGGATCGTTAGCTACTTATTCTGGTGTTGATTCAGTACCATTTCAAAATGCTTTTTTGGCAATCGACACAGGAAGTGCCTCCGCTATAAAAGCCATAGAGGTACTTCCTGGCTCTTATAATTTAGGTGGTACAGTTTTAACTTGGAATAATACTGCTCCTCTATTACTTGAAGCCTTTGCTCCAGGCAGTGTGATTTTGTCCTTCCAGACATTTCAGGCAAGTATAGAAGCTCTAGGTGCTTCAGGTAGTCCTTTAGTGATCAGGGGTTTTGTTTTTGAACTTAATAATTTTAATACCTCTGGTATTAGGTCCTTAAGACCTAATACGATTATTGAGGATTGTGTATTTAAGCCTGGACCGACGACTAGTACAAATCAAATTGGTTTAACACTAGAAGGATCAGGTACTGTTATTAGACGGTGCCGTTTTGAGGGGTTATTAACTAAGGGAATCGAAGTAAAAGCACCCAATTGTATAATCGAAGAATGCACCTTTGATATAACCGTAACACAAGCCCTAAGTGTACATATCTATGCTGCTGCGACCAATTGCACTGTAGACCATAATACATTTAAGCGTGGGCGCATAAAAACAGAATCAACATATGCTCATATCTTCAATAATTACTGGGAACAATCCTCTACAGGCAAAACTTGTACCATAAGTAATACTGCGCCTATGGTTGTTTCTTGTGTGCATAACTTTCAAAATAGTGACTTAGTTACTTTTACAAGTTCTGGAACGCTACCCGCGCCTTTAGTAATAGGTAAAAGGTATTTTGTTAAAAACAGAACACCCACAAATTTTGAAATATCATTGACTGCAGGTGGTTCCACTATAAACGGTAGTAGTGCTGGTACAGGGACGCACACAGTACTTGCTGCTGACTTGATTACCGAATCTGGTTCAGGTAGCCGTTATATTAATAATCAACCAGCAGAGTTTAACCAACCTTACATAGGCACCTACCGTACAGTAGGTCCAATAAACTCTTATGCTGATTACCGTACCAGTGATGAAACCGGCTTTTTAGCTGCCTTAGACGATGCGCGTGTACGCAATACAAACCTATTTTTAGAAGTGCTACCAGGTACTTATACCTTTACGAAAACTGTAGATGTATTTAAAGGATGTAGAATTAGAGGCGGCGTCTTAAGACCGTCCGCTTTAACTGAGACTTTAACTCAGATAACTACCAATGGTGTAGCTGCCTTCAATATGGAACAGAATTCTAGTATTGAGGGGTTATATTTCAATCATACTGATACGCCATGTATCACAATTTCTACATCAAACGTAGAAATTAAAGATTGTGAATTTTCTAGCAACGCAACAGATACGGGTATTGTCACGTATGCAAGTTTATATCTAAACAATGCCTCTAATTTTTCTATAAGACATAATCGTTTTAATGGAACTAGAGGTATATACGGAAATACTGATCTTCGTGGTCAAATATTTGAGAATATATTTTTAAATAGTTTGGCTACTATTCAAACTGTTAACGGTTCACAAGATCAAATTAAAGACAATTATTTTATAGACACTGCAGCATCGCCGGATATTGGTGGTAGTCAACTAATTATTGAAGGAAACCATTTCTTAGGAACGCTACCAACTAAACTTGGTACGACCGACAGTATTTGGCAAAGCAATTACCCAAATACTGCCAATAATATTAGCGGTATTGGTTCGATAATTTTAGAAGCCGCGGGATATTGTCAGCCTCTATCTGGGGTTGTTTATTTAAACGATTTATCTGGTGTTGGAGCGTTTGCCTTTGATCCTAATTATACGTCTTCTATTGCGACAACACCTTTAGAGATCGGTGGTCGGATAAATAAGCTACTTGGTTTTCAAGTGGAGCTTTCTTGGTCCTCTTTTCTGGATACAGGTGCCGTAAAATGGGAGGCTACTGTAGTCTTTAGAGATGCTACTGCCTCGACCTTTGGTACTTCAGTGTCGTTGCAAAATACATCTAGTCGCACTGGTGGCAGTACTGAAAAAGATGAGGATAAAGTTACTTTCAATTTCACAAATTTACAATATGGTGGTGTTACCGACCCCACTCATATTTCTTTGATAGTTAGTCGTTTAGGTGGAAATCCAGGTGATACTTTAAGTGACAGTTCTTACTTAACAAACATTAAAGTAACGCTACCAAGGGATTAAGGATGTCTTTTAATGAGAAAATTTTAACGCCAGATGTTGTTAATATTGACGACGTTAAGATCTTATCGAGTAAAAATGAATCTGCCATAAACACATCTACTCTAGAAAAATATGATGACGTTTTAACTAAAGTATCTTTACAAGTTTTAGATTCAGACCAAAAAGATGCTTTAAGTAGTTTATCGTCACCTTCAGCTACAAACCCAATCGTATTAAAAAATGATTTACAAATTTATTATCCAATTAAAGACCTTGGTGAAATTCGGGATTCTGTGGCTAGTATTGCCAATTTGCCACTATCTGTTACACCTACAGGGAATTTAGACGGTACGACACAGGTAATAAATGTGTCCGATATGTCGTCTGTGGTAGTAGGTCAGTATGTTCTAGGCACTAACATACCTGCAAACGCTTATATAGTTAGTGTAGGCACCAATTCGTTTGAAATGAATATAGCTGCTCTTACTAGCGAAGTAGGCGCTACTTTAACGATTCGTCCAGGGACCGGCGATTTAAGACCTGTTTTAGATATAAATAGTATTTATAGGTGGGATGGCACTTCTTGGGAGTTGTATCTAGATACTGGAACACTAGATCATACACAGCTTATTAATCAAAATGCAGATGTGTCTTTTCAACATATAACATCGGCAGAGAAGGCTACTTTATTAGGTCAAAATCATACTCATGGTTTTACTTTTTTACCGAGTGATGTTCAAACAGGATTCTTAGCTAAAGACATAAATAAAAATGAGACAATGCTTGATGATGGAGTACCTATCCAGTTATTAACAACTGGAGTACTACCGTCCCCTTTAAGTACAGGTATTACTTATTATACAGTAAATACAACACCTATTTCTATACAGTTATCCACCTCTTTAGGTGGACCTTCTATTGTATTATTGTCACAAGGAACTGGTAGTCATAGTGTTTTTGAGCTACCGCTATTAGAAAGTATAACGGACGCAGGCTCAGGTAAGATCATTACTGTAGATGAAAGAAAGCAGATACCATCAACTGATGAAAAAGGCGCACTGGTCGGTACGGTCGGGACACCATCGGGTATTAACAAGTATGTTACTAACCAAGATGTACGACTAAACACAATAAAGAATCCTTATGTGACGGTAGGCACCGATCCGACTTGTTCTTATGTAGGATCGGATGTAGCAGCTTTTCAAAATGCCTTTGCTGGTGTCACATACATGCCAACCAAATTGGTTGTTGATTCTCCTGGCATTCTTAAAGCACCAAATACATATGAAGATGGTGACCTATTTTTCTTTAAAAGTGCTGGATTGCTACCTACAGGCTTCAGTCTCAATATACCGTATATAGTAAAGTCACCTACACTTACAGATTTTAGGTTAGCTTTACCTTCATCTCCTTTTGATCTTTTAGATATTGAAGATGTTGGTAGCCAATTTGATTTTGTTGCAGCGGATATTGACACTGTAGCAAATACGATTCATATACCGTCGCACGGTCTTATTGACGGTATTGAAGTAGGGTTTATTACCACCGGAACAGTACCCGAGGGACTATATAAAAATGCACGTTATTATATAAAGTATATCGATAACAATTATATATCCTTAAGTGTTGCAGTCGGTGGAGATGCTATAGCTTTAACTTCACAGGGTAGTGGTACACACACCATTACGAGTAATTTTGTCGTAGGTAATAATGGATACCTTAAAGCAATAGAGGTATTTCCAGGTAATTATACCATGTATGCCGGACACGTTTTTGAAAACCTAGTCTGGCAACAAGATGAAGGGCTATTATTAGAATGCCGCAGTGGTGGAGCAAACCTTACTTGGGAATGTCTCACAGATGCTTTATCTATTTTGTCAGGTAGAGCAAAGGTAACTGTTCGCGGTTTTACCTTTACTTTAAAAGGCGCTAATACGAGAGGTATTAGCCTTTCACGTAATAATTGCGTAATAGAAAATTGTAATTTTGTTGGTATCACACCCTTGGGACATAACCACAAGGGCATAACAGTAAATGCTGACAATATAACGATAAAAAAATGTAACTTTTCTGGTTATCTATTTGCAAGTATTGATGTATTTGGACAGTCATGTCGCATACAAGAATGCAGTTTAAATGCACCGGTAGCCGTTAAAAGCACTGCTGTGGATACACAAATTTATAATAACGTACTTAATACCGCTGTCAGTATAAGTTCTGGAGCTAAAAATACATCACTTATATTTAATCAAATAAAAAGCGGTTTTATCTTATCGGATAATGGCACGGATACGACATACAGGGAAAATAAAGTAAATGTTCCCGCTTATATAAATAAAAAGAAAACTATCGGTGCAAGTTATGCTGCAGACTATCAAGGAAATACTTCGGCTACTTTCTCTGCCGCACTGAGTGATCCTTATGTAAAAGAACTATATGTGTTACCTGGTACATACAATATAGCATCTACAATAAATGTACCTGCAGGTGTGACTATTTATGGAGCATCACTAAGCGACACTACATCTGCCGTCAATTTCACACAAACATCGAATCAACCAATATTTACTTTGAATAAAAAATCAAAGATTGAAAATATAAATTTAAGCTTTAATCAAGCTATCGCCACTAGTGTAGTAGGCGAGCAGGCATATATTAAAAACTGTAAATTTAATTCTCAAGGTTACTACGCTAGTAGTATAACTTCCGATGAAGTTATTATAGAGGATAATGATTTTATTGGAACTTATGGTTTAAATCTGAGTAATGTAGAAAACTTAACCATAAAAAATAATAGGTTTCAGTGTAACACCGATTCTCTTGTTACAGTGGGATCAAATAGACTTCTGATAAAAAACAATTTTTTTATTGCTGGGGTTACCAGTCTAACTGGCGAAAAACATATAATTGAAGGTAATCATTTTTTAGCAGGCTCGCCTGATAAAAGTTTATCCACAGATAGTATATGGCAAGGTAATTATCCTCATCCTGAAGCAAATAATTATGGTGGTATAGACGTATTGAATATACCAGTGATGAATTTTTTATGTCCCCTAACTCCAGGGGTATCTAAAACACAAATTTTAGGGCTTGGGGTTTTATCTTACTTAAAAACTGCTGACGCTAAAGCAGGTATGTCTTTACTGCCTTTGGCTGGTCACTTGTTACCTACAGGCACATTTGACCTAAAATTACATTGGACTTCTAATTCAGGTAGTGGAAATGTTGTTTGGCAAATAGATGTTACGTTTAAAAACTATAACTCAGGAATTATAGGTACTACTCAGTCTCAAATTGTAATCGCTCCCAGAACGCAATTAGATATACGTGAGGAAGAAGTAGTTACTGTAAATTTTGCCAATGCTTCTAACTATGGTGGTGTTGTGCCAACGCATGTTGCAGTATCTATAAAAAGATTACCTGCCCATGTCTCAGATACTTTGCCCACTGAGGCTTTCTTAGTAAACGCGAATATTCGTCTCAAGAGGTATTAGATGTTTTTTTACGGTTTGAAATCCGAAGCATATTTGACTATGGATATAGAAAGCCTATCTCCTGAAAATTTAAAAGAATTAGCGTATTATTTGTGGTGTTTTTACCCAAATGACCACCAAGTTATGACTTGGCGAAAACTTAAATTATTACCACGCATAGAAAATTTAAGTCCACCTGATACCTTTGAGGAATATGATTTAGATGGATAATGTAAAAATAAAAACATCTGACGTAGCAAGTATTTTAGATACCAAAATCTTGGCGTCTAATAGTCATCCTGCTATATCGGTTTCCCAGTATGATAATTACGCTTCCGTTCTAAGCTCCATCGTCAATCATATACCTACCCTTTTAGAAAAACAGGCTTTAGATGCCAGCGTATCTCCGAGTGCTGGTAATGAATATATTACTCAATCGGCTTTAGGTAATACGCTTGCCGCAAAAATACCGTGGAAAACTATAGGCTTATCAGGAAGTGGAACCGACTTTGAGGGCAACACGGATGCTGTGTTTACTACAGCAATAGCTAGCGGTTATAAATTCTTCCAAATACGTGAAGGCACTTATACTTTTTCTAGTTCTGTTACTGTACCGGCTAATTGTGTTTTTATAGGGGTATCTCCTGCCGCTACTATTTTAGCTGGTGCCTCTGTTTTTGACCTAAGTGGTAATGAAATATATTTAGGGTATATGTCAGTATCTAATTTAAGTGTTACTGGCAACAGATGCCATCTTGAGAATATGGTAGTCACACAAAGTCTATTAGCTGATAATGTCAGTGACTTACTTCTATTCGCATGTGCTTTTTCTTCTAGTACCTGTACTTTTGATACGGTAACGGATTCTTTTATCAATAGTTGTCTATTTGATAAAATAGCAACGGACGTACTTAATTTATCTACCTGCACAAATGTATCGGTAACGAGTTGTGTAGTCAAAAACGGTAATTTTAAGATCGATACTTGTGTGAACGTAAAAGCTTTGGCTAGTCATTTTAATGATGGTTTAACTCTTACGACTAGTCCAACCACGCTACTTCGCGCAAATACGCCTAATACGCTCAATAATGATGCAGATGATTTTCAAGAGTTATTACAATATATAGGATCTCCTGTAATCACAGCTTCGACACCTACTTATTCTAACAACTACGCGGGACCTCCAGGCGAAGACTTGACCTCTAGGGCGTCTGCTTTAGATCTTTTGACACAGTGGAGGTATGAGGAACGCAACTTCCAATTAACATCTACTGGTACAGTTAGCTGGGATCCTACGGCAAATCTTTTAACCTCTACGACAGAGTTGGGACTATATTCCTCACACCGTTCTAGTTATTGGGTTATACCCGATTTATCTGTAACAATTTCATCCAATACAGCACTTTATTATGTGTTAGACAGAAATCTCAATAATACACCGGTTACATTAACTCCCCAGACTGCGGCACTTGGATCAATACCTAATAATTCATCTAACAGGCAGGTGTGGGTTTTAGCCTTCTGTGTTGATAGTACTTTATTTTGGCGTGGTGGTGGAGGTACAAGATTTCCAGCCACAACAGGTAATACAGGTGAATATTTCATAGATGGAACTTCTAAAAGCTTGATCGACTATATTGGAGCCGATGACTATAACGATTCTAATCCTTATTACAGTAATAATTTTGTTGGAATTGAAGGCGAAAGTTTAACTGTAAGGCTTGGTAAAACCGATACCTTAATAAAACGACTTTTTGAATACAGTAATGTATCTGTGTATTTACAGAATGATGGATATATAGAACTAGAAGGAGCTTATGAAGTTTCTTTAATTGGTACGCTTTTAATTTCTCTACCCCACGTAGCAGGGAGAATATATTGCAATAGTAATTCATGGTCTTTAAATGATGGTGAATTAGTTTACCTTACATATAATCAAGGGGACCTTGCGGGATCTGATACTGCAATAACATCAAGTACCGTTGCGACTACAGTACCGCTGCCAAACAATTATCCTGGGGATGGTTTAGGTAAAACCAAGTATTTCGTTTTAGCTAGACGTAAAGGAACGTCAGTTATCCTTTGGGATGGCACAGTAATGCCTCTTGGCGGTCGCTACCCCATTCCTGAGAATATACTGGTTGTTCCAACCTCAGTACCCACGGCTCTAACAGACAACGTACAGTGGGACGGCACTAACTTGCTTTGGGAAAACGTCGCAGTAGCGACAAGCACTGGAGCATCTATTGACAGAAATCGTTTTCCCAACCAAACCACTGCTTCTGCAGGTCTAACTGATCTAGTGGAGGGTGAGGGCATTGTTGTAACACACTCTTGGAATAACGGTGCCGCAGGCTATGTTAACTTAGCAAAAATAACTCTGCCGGTAGGTGGATTGTTGCAAAATCAATTCTTGTGGGCTTATAGACGAAGCGGCAAAATAATTTTGCCTTGACGATCTTGAGTTAAGAAGGAAACATGAGGGAAAGGCTATAACGTGAGTATCTCTGAAATTTGGTCGAATTTTTTTCATGATACAGTACCCCTATGGTTGCTTATTACTATCTTTATTCTTTGGTTTATTGATGTGAACTTTAGAAAGTAAAATTATTAATTTGTGAGGGCGGCAGTGTTAAATGTTAACGGCAGAGTGTCTATGTTGAATGTTGATAACACAAAGGTGACTGTAGTTGATGAGTGGGTTAGTATAAATGCACTGTGTAAAGCCCTTAAAATTTATTACCCTCGACAAAGAGAAAAAGCAAAAGCTAAGTATGCAACTATAATGAAGCGAATGCCCAAATTAGGGTACAAGCAGGGATCAAACATATCCCCGACCAGCATACAAAGGTGCATTTCTATGCCTGATGCATTAGACTTTATCTCAAATAAAGGTGTATGGAAAAGACCACGTAAACAATTGTCGTATGCGATGGAAGGTCAAAGTTTTACGGCATAGACTTTAAAGATTATATTGAAATCAAAGGAGTATATTACGTGGCACTTCAAACTTTACAACGATTTATTACTGGTCTAACGGTATTTGATACCTACACTGGTAAGACCGGTACTATTTCACAAATGAACCTTGACTTGGCGGCTACAAACCCCTTTGCGGTGCCTTATGTCGGTCCTTATTTTCTGGTGCTGTTTGCCGACACTACCACACAGCTTTTTACCGTAAGCGGTAACAGAATCGACATGACTACTGGCGTACCGACTACTGGTGTTACACTACTTACCCAGAATGAAAAGATCACCTTGATGGGTGTAGGCTATCCTGCAACAAGTTAAAACTTGACTAGTGTTGTATCTTGTCTACTATGGCACTCCCTTTCTCTCTTTTCCTCTCTCGCTTTTAGGAGCATACAGACATGGATGAAGCACAAAAAAAGGCATTCCTAAAACAATTCTACGGGACAGGGGGTAGTGTGCTCAAAGCTGCTCTCGGTGAGAATGATGAAGAAAAAAAGAAAATAGAGCGGAAAAAAAACCATGTAGACAAAAGTGAATTGCTTGCTTTGAGCAAAATTTTTGCTAAAAAAGACGACTAGTAGTTTACAATATTTTTTCAGGCATTTAGATTAAATTAAACCTATCAGGAGATCTAAATGCCGGAACCTCTCTTGTCTTTAATGGACAAACGTGCCAACCTTGTTGTCCAGCTCAATTCTTATAGAAAAAAATCTATTTTTTTTAGGGCTTGTTTATTTTATAAAATAAAAAAAACAAGCAATCTTTTAAAAGAAATAGATGATCTTATGCGTAATTCCAGAAAAATACTCATGAAAGATATTTTTACTTGGGAGGTAAAATGATCAACTTAGGATTTGCCGATCCTAAATTTGTAATTCTTACCGAAGACGAAATTTTTTTAGCCGATGAAATACCTGAAGAAATATTAGAATCAGAAGGAGTACGTGTAGTCAATCTTGAAGACTATACATATACTACTTTGCCTAGTTTAGAATTCAAACCTATAGATAGCGTTTGACTTGTAAAAATATAGTTTCCTTATCGAAATGATTTCTAGGAAAAAAATGAAAAAATTATTAGTAATAGTTCCCACTAGGGAAAGAGAAGTTAAAATTTTACATTTTTTTGAAGCATTCAAAAATAATTCTGTATTAGCAGATCTATGTTTAGGTCTTGATGAAGATGACGCTCATATTGGATCAATAACGAGTGGATTTTAACGCCCAAGAATACAACGCAAGATTTAGCTAATAAATTTAAAAGATCTTAGAGGCTGATAGTGATCACGTTTTATCAGATTGAACAAAGGTTAAAGCTGGCAGAATCGATACCCGTTTCAAACGACAGATCCGTGTTGCTTGGCAACTTGACCTTTATCGTCAACAGCCGCGAACTGAACTGGAGAAAGTTGTGAAGAAATATAAAACCATCGTGGCTGATCCACCTTGGCTTCCCTCTTTGGGCGCAACATGGAAAGAGGCTGTAGGGAAACCGCGCCCGCAAAATGTGTATCAGTGTCTCAGCGTTGCTGAAATTTCCGCTTTCAAAATACCCTCGGAAAACCAGGCGCATCTTTACCTGTGGTGCTTATCGCAACACGCGGATTGGGGATTTTCCGTGGCACGAGCTTGGGGTTTCGATCCAGTAACGATGCTGACGTGGATAAAGCCTGGGTTGGGTGTAGGACGTTTTCAGTGTAACACCGAACAAATAATCATAGCACGCAAAGGTCCGCGCCAAGGAAACCCATTCGGATTCGGGGGCAGGAACGCTTCCGCGACTGGAGGCACAGCGTTTAATTGGGCGCGTGGCAGACATTCCGAAAAGCCCGCAGAGTTTTTCAAAATGGTGGAAAAAATATCGCCTGGACCATTTTTAGAAATGTTCGCCAGAAAACCTCGTGTCAACTGGGACATTTGGGGTGACGAAGTTGTGTCGGATGTTATAATTGATGATAGGAGAGATTGCGGCTTTGAAAGGGAAATAAAATGAAAACCATCGTCCAGACCAAAATAAAACCTAGCTAAATCTTGCGTTGTATTCTTGGGCGTTAAAATCCACTCGTTATTGATCCAAATAAATTTAAAAGATCTTAGAGGCTGATAGTGATCACGTGATCGTTCGGCGTAGCTCGGCATCAACACGTTTTATCAGATTGAACAAAGGTTAAAGCTGGCAGAATCGATACCCGTTTCAAACGACAGATCCGGCTTGGCAACTTGACCTTTATCGTGCCTGACCTCCTAGCCATCATACGCCAAGGGAAAGCTTGGCATAAATACCCTAAATTTGATAATTTGCCGAGTGGTGATATAATATATGAAATATTACCCAGACAGGGTGTAAACGGGACGCTAAATAATTTAGCTAAAAAGTATTGTGAATCCTATGAATATATAGGATTTTTAGGTGATGATAATTGGGTGAGAACACATGGCTGGGATGAAAAATTAATAAACTCTATTGAAGATTTACCTTACGGTATAGCCTACGGTAACGATCTTATCCAAGAAGACAAAATACCCACCACCGTAATTATGAATTCTAATATAATACGCACTCTCGGCTTTATGGCTCCACCGAAAATTAAACATATGTATATTGATAACTTTTGGAAAGATTTGGGTCTTGGCTTAAACTCGCTACGCTATTTGCCTGATGTAATAATTGAACATATGCATTTTAGTAAAAATAAAGCTCCTATAGATAATATGTATATTCTTACAAATAATAGTGAAGCTTTTTTAAGAGATGAAAAAGAGTATAGTAAATATATAGCAGAGGAATTTTCTCAGGATTTAATTAAATTTAACCAAATCGTTTGAGAGATTACATAGGAAATTATGATTTATTATTCCATGCCCTTTAATACGGAAAAAAATATAGGTAAATATTATAACTCTTTTATGAGTTTATTACCTGATGGCGCATGGGGTTGTTTTGTGGACGGAGATGCTACTTTTACAACTTATGATTATGGGTTCGTGATTGAAAAAGCCATTAAAGAAAATCCATCGTATAGCTGCTTTACTTGTTATACAAATAGGATAGGTTGTCCTTGGCAAATTGCTCCAAATGTAGACAAAGTATCAAACGATATAGAATACCATAGAAAATTTGGTGCATCCCTAAAAGATGCTTACGGTAGTACAACTATTGACGTTACAAATAATGTACCGCCATTTTTACAAGCATTTAGTGGTTTTTTTATTTTATTAAAAAAATCAGCTTGGTTAGGAGTAAATAAATTTAAAGAAGAAAAAATGCTAAGTGTTGATGTAGATATGCATGAGAAATTGACTAGAAATGGATACCGTATGTTCTGGCAGCTACCTATGATTTTTTTATCGCAGTTCATTGAGCCGGAATATAAGCTTTGGTCTGCTTACCTCGGAGAACATTGCATCGGCAGTAATGTGGTATACGTCAACGGGAGCATAGCCTAGCGTAAATTAGTAAGTAGGTTAAATAAACCCAGGGATAGGTTAGCTAAGGCAGTGATAGAAAAGTTTACAAATTAGGAGGTTATCATGAATAAATTTCTAACGAAATTGGAGGGTAAATACGCCGCCATACCAAATGCTGACAGCAAATACTTACGCATAGAAATCTACAATGTGATTGACGAGGCAATTAATAAATTACAAGACTTGGGAATTGCAAATTTATCCCCCAAAGACAAGGCAACCATTCGCTTCTATTACGAAGATCAAATTAACTACATCATTAAGGATGGGAAACACGGCAAATACTTACGCAGATAGTAACACGCAATAGCCGTAGTAGAGCTATCGCTTGCTATTTAAAACTCCGTAAGCTAGGCTCCCCTATTGAGGACTCACGACTTCAATCAGATACTCCTAGGTCATTTGAATTTCGTGGGCGTGTGTTTCACTGCGTTGCGGTTCATTGAAACAAACGGTCTTAAAGAAGCGTTTGCCGATAAGGAAAGCCTAGAGTGGTGGGAAGAGCACAAAGAAGCTGACGCTATGTGTAGCGGAAAAACTAAGAAGGAACCAGATGAATAGATACTTCGTAGTCTATCACTTCGATTCTAACACTCACTCCCGACGCTTACGGTACCAAGTTAAGAGAGGAGATTATAATGCTGTCATTGATCAGCATCCTTTAGAATTTCTTGCTAAAAGAAGAGCTGAAGGTCATCTTATATTTCTGACCTTCTGGGACACCGTTCCAGAAGATACAAGCTTGGATCTTGGTTTTCTGGAGATTGAAAAGAAGTGAAGATTCTATTCTACAGCGACACCCATCTTCGAGAGCAGGGTTCTTTTATCCCCAAAGGCTAAAGGCTAAAGGCTAAACAAGACTACTTAGCTAAAACACAAGAACTTACCCAAAAGCTTAATGTTGCTATAAGCTTAATGTTGCTATAAGCTTAGAATCCAAGGCGGGTGTTGCACAGGTGCTTAAAGAGCTAAACACCCTTTTAGACAAAGGTTACTGCTAGGAGCATTTATGTTATTAGTTTCTGAATCAAAACTTGGCAACTTTGTAGTCGGAAGGTGGTATGTGCAGATCG